TTGAGCAGGTTGCGGTGGCGCCGCTTCAGCTGGCCGTTCTTCCTTAGGGAGCGCAGCTTCTGCGGCCAGTTGCGACTGTAATTCCTGTGTTTTGCCAGAGAATGCCCGGGGATCAACCGTTTGTCGACGGATTTTCTCGCCTGCTGGAGATGGAATGAACAACTTAAAGCCGCGGACCAGACTGCCGACAGTATACAGCATGCTGTCATTAATGATGCCACGATTGAATGCTTCAATCAGCGCAAATGTGTCGCCATTCTGTGCAGCAAGCACTAGTTCATCATCATATACTCTGATGTAAGAAGGCCTATAAATAACATTGCCGTCTGGCAGCCGATCTTTGACAATTTCTGCGTTAACAACCGGAGCAATTCTGTTGCCTACAGACTTTCCGGCAATAACGCCAATCGGTTTTCCAGAGCGCTTGTTTGTTATAAGCAAGTAGCGACTTCCACGGCCAAAATCCGTCACGTGAAGATTATAGGGTACACTGATGTCATTTAGGACTTTGTAAAGACCAGCTGGGATGGCTACTGTGTGTTGCCCATCTGTCAACACAACACAAATGGGAACACGTTTTTGCCATACGCCTTTCCCCTCGCTCTCATCAACGGCAATCCCAATCGGTCTGGCAATAAGGCGCGTGTCTGTTATCCGAAAATAGCTGTCGAGAAGATTCTTGTAGTTCGGTATGCCCTTTGTGATGCGCTGCTCCTTGATCTCTTTGAATTTCGGATCATTCTTACGTCTGACCTCGATTTCTTTTACAATAACAGATGCAACATTCTTATCAATGACGACAAATAGTTGCGTTACGGCTGCGTCTTCAAACAAAGCAGCAGCGTATGTAAAGGGCTTCAGGTCTTTATATTGATCCGTGGCCGTGGACAAATAAGATGGCGTAGGAATTGCATTTAACAGCTCTTTAGTAGCAACGCCTATGTAACGGGCATTTACAAAGACACCCTTCAGTATCTTGGTTTTTTCATCAGCGCGAGCGCGGAGAAACGTGGAGGACAGTAGCTTTGCCAGATAGTAGTTTGGATTGATAACAAGCTTGGTATCCCCGAGAACATTTTTGTCATGCAAGGCTTTTTTAAGATTGTTGAGGGCGATGGCCGTCTTACTGACAAGCCTTGATATAATTTGAGGTTGACTGCGCTTTTTGACGGCAACGTGCCGATTGTCATATACCACTAGCGCGCCCCGTTCAAGCGCCTCTGCAGCGTGGCGTTCTGCCTTCTCTTGCAACTTCCGCTCAAGACGCCCAAAATCAGGTGACGTAACAACAGCAAGCGCAGCGTCAGGATACCTAACCCATGTCTGAAGCCTTGCGTGTTCTTCAATCGGCACATTGTGCCAATCGGGCAACCGATAATATTTACCAGATTGTATATCGTATACCCTAACGAGTTGAATGCTGGGAGGGACTCGGAGCAAGATGTCATATGGGTATTTTATTTCGAGCCCCACATGAGTCTGTAATCGTAGTACACCTGGAGCATGTGCTCCAAGAACAGCCAACAGTTCACCCTTGCGGCTGTGTACGACAAGCGCATCGTACTCAAGCTTAGGGTTGTAAAAACGTATGGTGGTAGCTTTCAGCGTTGCGTCAGGATAAAGGCTCAGTACGGCGCGAAGATGAAATAGGTGAATCGGGAACAGGGTTGTGCCCGTTGAAAATACAACCTGCGTCCGCGAAAGAGAGTTGTTGGCGATGTGTCCAATGCATTTTACATCAGACAAAGTGGCGGAAGCCAGTGCCTCCAAAAGACGTATTTTGAAATGCTGTATTTTCTCTTGAGTTGCCGGCAAATCTGGAGCGTAAAGGTCAAACTTTGGATCGGCCTTGGAGATTGCATTCCTAATCGCTTTCACCAATGGCGGATCGAAGTACGCCGTACCTGTTGATTCATCAACCAGCAAGTCCTGGTCCTGGATCGCTCGCAATCCTTCTAAATCAAGTAGGGCCTCAGAATACAACCATGCCTGTGATCTAACGAGCCGCTCCAAACGAGATCCAAGAACTACAAATTGTGCATCGGATCCGGGCTGACCAACAGGCAGATCCGGCCATGCGTTAAGCGGGTCAGATGTATCTTCTTGGAAAGGTAACAATTGTGACAAAAGGCGAAGCGCCTTCTCGTCTTCCTTAGACCAATGCTTTTTCTCAGATTCAGCGATAAACGGTATATGCGTCGAACTTATTACAACACTAACATTTTTCCCGAAAGCGATGTAACGCTCGAAAGTCTCATGGCTATCGGCGTCTCTGGCCTGGATGTTGTAATCAGGTAGTTCTGCTACTGCTGCTGGCGTCTCAACTCTTGCGGGCAGTTGAGGCTGCGGTGGCGCGGGCTGCTGTGCAGGAGGCTGAACAGCTTGCGGTGGTGGCACTTCTTCTTCTCGGCGCTGTGCTTCAGTGCTGGCAGCTTCTGCCTCAGGCTGCGGCTGCTGTTCTGCCGCCTCTGTTGCTTGCGGCGTGGGCGCAATGGGCTCCTCAACTCGGGCTTCTTCGCGCCGTGGTTCTTCAGGTGTCGCTGCTGGCGCGGCAGGCTGTTTGGCAGGAGCAGGCTGTGACGGTGGAGGCTGCTGCCCCAAACGAATCATTTGGCGCCGCTCTTGCTTCGTGAATGCAACGTGTTCGTAGACGGGCTCAGGCAAGACGCCTCGCAGTACAAAAGCCTTGTATTCCTTTTTGTTGAGGAACTTTTCCCAAAGTTTGCTGGATTTGGGGATAATGGTTACACCTAGTTTCTTTTGCGCGCGCCCGATCAAAAGCAAGAATTGCCGCGCAGCGCCAGGGCCATATTGATTGAGAATCTGCTCGATGTGATTGCGAATCTCCTGCGCCAAGGTTTTGCGCATCGTGGCCGCGGCCTTGGTCGGCTGCGTTTTGGACGCTTCAGCGTAATCGGCAAGGTCGCTCTGCAGAGGCCACCAGATGCTGTCCAGGTGCTCCTTGAATTTATCCTGCACTTCGGGTTGCACCTCTTGCTGCAGGGGCGGAGCCACTGCTTCTGCAGTTGCCTCTTGTGGCTGTGGCTGGGCAGTCGGCTGTTCTGCAGGGCGAGGAGCCTCGGGCTGCTCTTGCCTGGGGGCCGCTGCTTCCTGTTGCGCGGCCTCAAGTTTCGTTTCCGCACCTTCCGCGACCGGCTGGACTGCTGCAGGCTGAGGCGGTGGCATCTCTTGGACCGGCTGCGCAGCAGGTACCGCTTGTGTGGAAGGCTGAGGCGCTGGTTGGGCCGGAGCCACTGTGGCAGGCTGCTGTTCAGGCTGATGGGCTGTAGCAGCAGTCTGCTGTTGCGGCTTGGCTTGCTGCACCTGCTTGCGGGCCTTTTCCAATAACGCAGAGACGCGCTTGCGTAAATCCTCAGGCCCTATCGCGGCGAATACTTCCTTACTTTGGGCACGCGGCGCTTCTGCCCCGCGCCGCCCTGTCGGCCTTTCGGTCGCTTCACGATGCGCACCTCTCCGCTGCGCAACTCCCTCTTTAGCCTTTCCTTCTGCGCGTTGGTCAACGGACTCGCCCGCGACAGAAGGAACCTTACCTGTTTCAATGTCTTTTCCTTCATAGATCCTCTCGATCGTTTCTAATACCTGTTTGGCTACATCTGAGCCGTGTCGCCCAGCCAGCCGGTCGGCTGCCTGCAATTGGGCGAGGCTGCGAGAAAACCTTTCTAGGATTGTTCTCCCATCGTCCGTCAATCGCGTCTGTGGAGCGAGTACGCCGGCATCTATCAACGCATTGTATGCATTCCACAGCAGGGCCGCTCCGTCTGGCCGCTGAGGATTGGCAAACGGATCGGGCGCACGCCCTTGCGCAATAGCAGTGCGATTTGCATCTGTAAGGTAGGGCTGCAGGTCTTCTCGTCGTGTGATCGCTGGCAGGATTTTCTCGGCGTCTGCTACAACATCGGCGGCCTGCGAAAACAATTCCGCAGCGGACGAGGCATGGGCTGCCTCAACACCGGCAGAACGAAGGAGCTGCTCGACTGTGGTTTCAGGTTGTCGACCTGTAATGGCCGCTCGCAGCCGTAGTGCACCTCGAATTCCGTGCTTGCCCAGCAAGACCGCAGGCGGGCCGATCAGGCCACCCATGACGCCTTCCTCCACAACGCCGGGCGTCAGTTTGCCTTCGACAATGATGTCCTGAAGCGCGCGTTGAGACGCCTCTTCCGCAAGGTTTTCCACCACAGAAGCGCTTAGTTCTGTGGCCATCCTAGCTGTGGCCGCAGAACCAGAAAACCGCCTTGAAAGGCGATAAAGAGCATCCGATGGGCTCACCCCGGCAACGTGCAGGCCCTTGCCAATAAATAATTCCAAAGCAGTAGAGCCAGTGCCGTACAGAGCCGCCTTGGCAAGCGCCTTGTCCTTGTTAAAACCGCCTTCTTCTTCTTTCTGCCTCTGGAGTTCACGTTGGTAGGCGTCCCAGGCTTCTGCTAAACCCATGACGCCAAGGCCAATGCCAGCCGATACAGGGGCGCTGACACCAAACAATGCCCCGCCTGCAATCACGGCAAGAGGTGCCAACGCAGAGCCCAAGCCGCGCCCGTATTGACCGTAAATACTGGTAGGCTCAACGTCCTCAATACGCGGTGGCGCGCCGACTAGGGCGCCCAGCATCTGCCCTGCTCCGCGGTAGGTTTGCAGAGCCCCCTCTGGCACACCCAGGAGAAGATCGCGTAAGGATTGTAAAGCGCGCCCGCGCCTAACCTCTGGCTGCCACTGAATACCCTCTTGCTGCAAATCCTCATCTTGAGGAGGCGGCGGCGCTTGAGCCTCCATCAATGGAGACCGAACAACCCCTCCCTGCAGAAGAGGATTGCGTCCCAGATTGAGTCGTTCTTCTGCGCCAAGCTCATTCTCCAATGGATCCTCAGCCCCCAGCCCCATGAGTGGAGACCTTATGACCCCGCCTTCCAGAATGCGATTCCGTTCCAAAACGTCGAGAGCCATAGGCAATGTGAATCCACTACCGAGTTGGTGACAGAGACTGCAAGGCGCTGGGCTGTCTCATCGACTCTCTGGGCCTCGTTTCTTCGGCCATTATCATTCGCCGCATGTTCTGCAGCTTTTCAAGCTCCTTCAAGAATGGAGACGAAGCCTTCTCTGATGCTTCCTTGGCAATCTTGTATTTTTCTGACAATGGCTTGCTGGGCACAAGAGGCTTAATTTGCAACGCAGACTCAACCCATTCATCCACGATTGAAGGCGATGGCGGTTTGGCCAGTCCTGGCTCGAACCCTGCCGGTCCCAGCTGCAAGAATCGTCTTGCCTGATCGTCCAATGTTGCCTTCACGCGCCGTAGTGCTTCCTGTTTGGCAGCAGTCACAGAAACTCCAAGCCCTGCAAGCTCCAAGAACCTCACAAGATCAGGAATATGCCTTGTCTCCATGGCGCGCTGCAGATCATTCCTGAGTTTCTGGATTGCCTGTGATTTGTTCGCGCCCACCGTCGCTCGCTGTTCAGGCGACATGTTCAGCCAGATCTGTTCAGCAATCGCCTTTGGGCCAATCGGTTCGATCTGGCGTTGAAGTTCCTGGGCCAGAATCAGATTGGCCTCGTTGGCTGAATTGGACACAGAGTCGTAGAGACGATTGAATTCATCAAGCTGTGCCTTTAAATGAGCTGCATAGGACTTGAGTGGCGATCGGTCCTCGGTTGTTGCGGCAATTTCTTCAAAAAGCTGTGGGATTGTGTCCAGGTAGGGCAGCGGATTTTTCTGGTTAACAATGCTTTGCAGAGCAGAAAGTCGCGATGCCGCTGCTTGTTTGGCCTGATTCTCCGCTTCTTCGAGGACGCCAACAGCAAGATCTGCGGCTTCTTTTTCTGCCGTCAGCGCCTGTTGTTTGATTTCGCGTTGGCGCTTGTCGAGTTCGGATAAAAGGTCTCGCTTGAGGCCGTAGTCCAATGCCTGCTTTCGGTATTGCTGTTCTGCCTCAAATTGGCGCTGGCGTTCCGCTGCTTCCATTGCGGCCAAGGCATTAAGTGCCGCAAGCTGCTGCTGCTGCGCGGCGCGTTGTGCGGCAAGAAGCTGCTGTTGCCTCAGTGCCGCTGCCAACGACTGCCGCCCAATCGCGTCTGCCTCGGCTCGCTGCGCGGCCAGTTGCTGCACCTGCTGAATCGCCCCGAAAATGCTCGGGGCTGCTACAGGGACCAGCATTCTGTCCTGATAAGGCAGTTGGCTGGTCGGATTGTAGATCAGGTCAAGAACCGTCGCCATATGTTACACGAAGTAGGTTGGAATGCCGATGTAATTGGGGAACCGAGGATAGACCACGTCCTCCACACCAAGCCCGCGCAATTGCGCCCAGGCGGCGATGTTCTGTAGCGCGCGCTGATAAGCATCCTGTTGAATATCACGCTGCTGCCCTACAGCCTGCAGTTGTTGCTCCGTAAGGCCAAGATCCATGAGAAGCCGCTGCCTGGGCAGGTCAGCCAGTTGGGCTCCATATCCCAGCATGCTCTGATAGAAGCCCGGTGCCATGCGGGTTGTGTAATCGACGATGCCGGCCCCACGACTGTACAGGTCAGCCAGTGTGCCAGCCAAAGCTTCTGTCCCATAGCGGCGCGCGTCAAATGTGGCTCCAGCGACATTACCACGACCACCCAGCACGTTCAGCATCGTCTGCGCCCATTGCGACTGGAAGGGCAGGGCAGCCTCTGTCGCAGCCCTTGCCGCCAGGGTCGCCAGGGATGTCCCCGCCCCGCGTGCCCCCTGCGCAGCACCCCAGATGTTCACGTTGCGCAGAGCATTGGCCGTTGCAATCTGAGCAGCTTGGTCGGCAATCTGTCGCATTTGATTGGACGCAAAAGACTCTCTGGCCTGTTGCGCTTGGTTTAGTTGCTGAATCAGGTCGGCAATGGCTGCCTCTCTGCGCGGCTGAACCTGCCTGAGAAGCCCCTGTGTATAGGCCTGATAAAATGGGGCGATGCGTTGCTGGAACGACTCCGGTGAAGCCCATTGTTGTGTTCCAGCCATTGCCCCGCGAATTGCCCCTGCCAATTGGTCATAGGCGGCCATAATCTGAGGCCGCTGGGCAGCAACAGACTGAATCTGCTGTTCAAGTAACCCGCCAGCCCTCGCAGCCGTGCGCGCATCCTGCCCCAACAGCGTGTTGAGCCCCTGCTGCATCTGTTGCGCATAGCCGGCAAGCGCAGGAGAACGGACAAACTCCTGTGTGGCAAACAGGTCGGCTGGAGTCCGCGTCTGCCACCAGGCCTGCTGTCGCAACTGTGGCCCAAGCGCATTCATTAAGGCTTGCCAGTCAGATTGTTGATGCGCAGCAGATCGACGAAGCCAGTCGCGTTCAGCAGGCGAGCGCGTTGTGGACAGCGGATCCTGCCACGGCATATACGACACAGGTTGTCTTACCATCAAACTGGGCATATATCATCCTCCCTCCAGCGCGGAAATTCTGGCCTCGTGATCGTCCAGCCTGTCCTCGGCGTCATCCATGCGCCCTTCTAGGTCTTCAATGCGACTCACAAGTTCTGAGATTTGCGTCTCAATTGCATCCATACGCTGCAGCAGTTGCGCAAGGTCATTACCCTGCAGATTGTTCAGCGCCGACTGCAGCGAGCCAATCCCATTCTGCAACTGCTGGATTAGCAGCGCCGTGCCTGACAGATCACCATACAACCTGGATACTGCCTGCGCTAGCTGATCCAAAGAGATGATCAACCGCTCGCGCCAGAGGGCCCACTTGTTCTGTTGGTCCTCGTTCCAGAGCGCCAACGCCGCCGGAGCATCCGACGGCATTGGCGTCCGAGGAGTCTCAGGAACATCAACGTGTAATGATGGTATCAGTGGCCCTTGCATGGCTTCTGGCCCTCATCAACAAGCACAGGCGGTGTGGTCCAAAAGACCTGAGCCGCCCGTGCAAATGCCCCAGGCCACTGTCCACGAAGCGGGCCGCCTGGATAATCCGCAACACGGTCCTTATCTGAGACAAACACCACCCCGCCACTGCAGTCCGGACACTCAGTCGGCCCAATGAAGTCCGTACCACCAAGAGTGTACAAGGCTACAACGCCTCGACCATTACACGATGGACAGGCCAGAACTTTCCATTTTGCCATCCCTTGACCTCCCACTTTCTAGCTAAAGACGGAGTGGGGCCGCTGGGGAACATCGGAACACAATTCTGCCGGAGAGGCACGTTATCAACTCCGACAGTAGTGTCTGACCGTATGGACGTGACTAGTGCGCACCATACACCCGTATGGCCGCAAGTGCCCAACAGATCGGCCCACACTCCGTCAAACTCATTCGCTTTCAGGGCCCGGGCCGGCATACCACCCCTCCGGTAGTGCCGCCTTGCCGATGGAAACCCATTCCCCATCGCGCAAGACGTAGATTTCGCCCTTCACACCCTTGCCAAGGCGCACCACATCCGAAGACCGGTCAATCACCACAACGCGTGTGGTGCACCCGGCCAGCAGCAGGATGATCGGCAACAAAAGCCAGACGTCAAGGCGGTTTTGCTGCCGATCCAATTGCTTTTTAATGTTGCGCGCCACATAAGCCTTCCACTGTCGGGTCAGCTTCGCTTGCGTGCCGGCATCCTCCATCCTGCGCCGACTCGCTCGCACAAGCAGTAACACGCCGTATCGCACAAGCGCGGCCCCAAGGATGGACAACAGCTTGGCCCAAAGCTCACTCATTCCTGCGCTTTGACAGAGGACGACGGCTTACGATAGACGTGATGGTAGATATCGTACAGGCCGGATCCGGCCATGCCGTACAGGGCAGCCATTGCCGGATTGCTCTCCGACAATAGGCCGCTGAAATGAGCGAGAATGTCTGCCAACGCACCCACGATAGGAGCCAGGATCGGCAACCAACGCTTCGGGAAGCGCGGCGCCAGCACCTTCAGCACCTCAATAACGATCGGCACAACCAACGTAATCAGTGCGGTCTTTTCCATAGGCTACTCGCTTTATTGTTTGTCCAACATTCTACTGTCCATACGGGATTGCCGGTTGACTATGCTCGTCAACACGGCAAGATTTTCCTTCATAAACCACGACAACTTGGTCAACTCGGCCACCGCTGATTCAAGCGCCACAATGCGTCGCTCGTGCTCAGCCAGGATCACTTCAACACGTTGTGATTGCTTGGCCGATGTGACCACCATGGCGCCTACGTTCATCAGGAGTCCGAAAAGGACCACCAGATGCCCCAAATTGATGGAACGATCAAATCGCAACCCAGACATAGATCCCTCCGCGCACGTCTATGGCTGTCCAATCCTCAGCCTGATAAAGCCTGCGTTGGTCCACAAACGCATGTCCGGCGACACATCAACCGCCACGCGCACCATGTTCGTTGGAGGGCCGGGAATCCGCACCTCCAACACATTACTCGGCTCAGACCAGACGTTGCTCAAAACGGCGTAGCACACGTAATACCACGTGCCAGTGCTCAGGGGCCCCGAGATCATCAGATTCGTGCTGGCCGTGAAAATCACAGTGTGCGCATTGCGGGGCTCGTTGGTAATGACGGACGGGTTCCTGTCACCCACCAGCACATACTCAAGCCCCGGCATCCCATGCCACGGATGGTCCCACGCCAAATGAAACATCGCGCCCAACAAGACGCCTGTCGCTGTAAACAACGTCCAGAGAGTCATAACCCTACCCATAAGCTTTTGCTCCAGTTTCATAATTAGTCGTCTAGTCGTTTAGGCAAAATGCTTGCCGCTGGCGGTAGATTCCAAGGCCACCTCAAATGGCTGGAGGCCCCATTTGTCGTTACCCACAGCAAAACCGGCGGCTCAATCTTCCTTGACTCCGGTAATGCTTGGTGATCGCACTCGATTCGATCGGCCTCTTGCTGTATATGCAGAATACGACGCTCACGTTCAGCCGCCGCCCACTTGCAGCCTCCGCAGAAAAGCCAAGCTGCATTGGCCAGTAACGCCAACAGTACAATCTGAAGACGCATGCCGCGAAGCAATTGTGTCATGGCCAAGGATCAGGCATGTAATCCACCTGCGATTTGTACCACCGCCAATCCAAGGTGGTAGCCGATTTCGTGCGCACCCAGATTACCGGGGCAGCAGCGTGGTCATCGGGGGGCGCATTTGACGCATCCACCGTTGCTACGAGCCTATTGTTGATAAAGAAGTCTAAGCTTCCGTCTGCATTCCGATTGATGCTCAGGCGGTAGGCCCGACCAGCCTCAACGTTCAGCCCGATCGGAACGTTCACGGCCTCACTGCTTGACTTGCGCACGAACGCATGCCACACGCCGTTCGTAGAGTAGAAGATCGCGTAAGTTTGGGCTGTCTGCGGCCAATCAGTCTGACCGCCTGCATTACCGCTGATCCACCCGGCATATACGTTAAGGTCTGCAGGGTGATCAACAGCCAAGACGTGATAAACGAGCGCCATCGCTCTTACTGCAGGCACAATATTGCCGCTGTATCGAATTCGCGTAGTCACACCGCTTGCGTTCGTCCTCAATAGTAGGTTGCCAGCAACCTGTTGCCCAGAGCTGTTTGTCGTCGTGAACGCCACGGCTCCATCCTGAGAGAAGTTTGCTCCTGGCGAGGCCGCTGGCGATGTTCCGCTATTAGGCGCCTGCGCCCACATGCTGATGATTTCGGATCCGGGGGCGACGGCGGTCCGATACCAGGCCCATTGATTGGTGTCATGGCTGGCCACAGTAAGGCCGGGCATCGGCGGGTTGCTGAGCCCCCCACTCGAGGGCTGCGCCCAAGTACCATCCCCCCGCAGGAACGTTGTGCTGTCGCGCGTGCCCGTGGCCGCAATAGAGCTCACGGGGATATTTGTTGTAACAAGATTGGTCCCGACAAGCATTAGCCCGTTCGTAACATGAACGCCCTGTGCCGTGCTGTTGCCATCAAGACCCAGCAGCCTTACAGAACTCGATCCGCCGGCGCGTAGAAAAGGGCCCGATAGGCGCGGTTCGAAGAAGGGTGCGGTGTATGTCTGGCCATTGGCTACATTGGAGATTGTGACGGGCATTCCCGAATAATGTGGCAGTGCTGCCGTGTGCGGATTCACCCAAATCGGCGGGGATGGCGATAGGTCATCGAGAAGGTTAAGACCATGGACACGCAAATATTCGCAAGCGCCGTTGCAGAGAATTACCGGGTTATAATTGGTGTTCACCCTCGTCACGCGGACCCCGTTAATATCCACGGCAAATGGCCTATGAAAGACAAACGCTGGGCCGGTTGCCATAAGCTCAAGGTTTCCGGCAGAGACTCGCACAGTTCCGTTGGTGGCCGCCAGGATGTTGTTTACTCGGCGGCCTTCAAACGAGCGAAGAGTCAGAACCTTGCCGGCGATACCATCTAGCGGCCGCCAGACAATGCCAGCGCTGTGTGGCGCTTCAAACAGATTGGTTCGGTATGTAGAATGCTCGGCGTCGCCAAGGTACACGTGATTTAACTCGGCATTATCGGCGTGTGCAAGGTAAAACCCGTAGTTGTTCCCATACATTTCACATTGCTCAGCTAGCAGGCCGACGCCATGCCCGATGTAGACGCCGATATAGAAATTATCGACCTTGATCCTGCGCAAAATGAGCCTGGAGGCTTTCTGTGAACCAGAAACACCTGACGCGAAGTCAAATGCTCTGCTGGTGGAAACACTGATCGGTTCATGCGTCTTCGTGATCCGCATATTGCCGATTTCAGCCCACCAAAGCTGGTTCGTGCCGCCGTAGTTACCCGTCACTCCATGAACGACAAAGACTGGCGCAGTGGAGGATTGCTGGATGATTAAGGTCCGGTCAATGCCGCTTCCCCACACTGTAATGCCATGGGCCCGCAGCGTTAGCGCCTGTGTTATGACGTATATTCCGGGCGGAATGATTACGTAAGTCCGTGCTCCATACAGATGTGTGGCGTTTGTGGTCTGATCGAGCGCGGCTTGCAAGTTCGGCCAGTCCTGGGCTCCGTTCCCGGTGGCCCGAGGAGCAACGATGAACACGTCGTTAGGGCCGGGCACAGCCCATTGGCCATCCCCGCGAAGGTAGGTGGTCCCATCCCTTGTTCCAGAGGCCTGCAGTGCGACCAGTGGCACTACGTTGGTGCCGATCAGGTCTCCTCCCAGCCTCAGGCTCCCGTCAATCCGCACGTTGCCGCTGAAGTAGTTGGAGGAGCCGAGGAAGCGCACGTTGCCAGTGTAGCCGTTGGTCAGGGGATCTGTAAGCGTGGAACTGATTCGCCACTTCTGCCCGCTCTGAGACATCGAAATCCACTGGCCTGCCTCCAGGTAGAACTGTAGCGCCTGCCATCCGTTAGGCGGCGTGTTGGTCGTGTAGGGGTTGCGGATCAGTGGCGGCGGCATTTGACCCCATGCCGTTGCCGCCGTGATCGCAATGACAACCCAAATCAGCCTATGAGTTGGTACCATCCTTCAGTTGAAAGTTGTGTCGTGCCTTTGGCCCATACGGTTCCATTAAAGCTGTAGTAGAGAGCTGGCGCTGCGGCCAAGATGAGGCCGTTCGGGTTGTCGTAGCTTCCGGCCAGGACGGTGCCGCCACCGCCGCCTCCATCGCCGCCGGGGACGTAGATGCCCACCTCTTTCCATCCGAGTTCCTGGACACCACCGAGTTTGAGCCACATTCGCATCGTGTTGGTGTTGACGTAGTACTGCCCTGGCGCTCCTGGCACCACCCCCTCTGGGTCCTGTGTGCCGAATACAATGGGCTGTTCGGTGGGCCGGCTTGGTAGAACCAACTGAAACGGTGGGGTAAAATTGGGGATGTATCCACGATAGCTCATGAGGATTGAGTTGGTTTGTCCAGCACCACCTGGTTGTTGATCATGATGGCACCTGATGGAGGAGGCTTATTTGAAGCGCCTAAAGCTTGGAGGGATGACTGCTTGGCCAGAGATTCCAGCTGACTGGCCAGTTCTGCGACCGATCTGGCGACCTCGCTGGCGGCTTTGGCGGCTGCGATTCTCTCGTTTGGCCGCAAATCCTTATCACCGGTCATTTCCTTGAGTTGGCGGAGTTGATCGACGAGAAGGGACACAGTTTCAAAAACGGCCACCTTGGCCACACCATCCCGCAGCCTGGGCTCCAGCCACTGCGCGTAGTTGGCCATTGCCGACACAACATCGCTCCGCAGCACGTCCGGGGCGCCCCATACTGAAGGATCCCCGGGGTCATCTACCGGGCTTGTAGCAGCTAGGTTTTGTTGCTGTGTTGGCAGCAGTGGATCTAAAACCGCAGGCCCCACAGCAATATCAAAGCCAACCTCGTCTTGTAAAACGTCCACCGACATTGTCATTCAGCCAACAGGTCGCTTCCTGGTATGCAACCTTCGCTTCCATGTTACAATAACACCCCAGGCCACGCAGTTCACTCTTTAACGGCGTACCACATGTACGCAGGGGCTTGTAAAAAATAGGACAGGAAAGGCAACTTCTGTAGCGTCGCATGACAGCCTCCCTGGGCGCATTCGAACGCAGAAGCCTCCAAGATTGAAACGCGGCCAAAATCTTCCAGAATGCGACCTTGGGTTCTCGCCATGAAACCACCGCAGCCACCAAGAGCGCACACGCAAGGCGCAAACACCTTGCCAACTTTCGTCTGAACCTGGCAATGCTAATGCTCATATCAGCACCGGCACATAGCTGTCTTCCTTGAATCGTTTGGTCGCCACCATCCTGGCGATCTCGTCGTAGCATTCGGATGCTACGGCGTACATGAGCGCGTCAAACACGTGCTTGTACTGGCTGGCTGTGTCTATTACGGACAGGGCGGTTCTTCCTCGCTTGATGCTTTTTAGCATTTGTATGCACATTGGGGCCTTGTACCGACTGAAGAAGATTCTGCGCTGGAACAAGAGCTGTCTAAGCAGCTCAACCTTTTGTGCTACGCTGCCCTTCCCACGTTCGGCGGCGATGAGCGTAATCGGCCCCCCCGGAGTGTCAATGGGCGACTCGTCAAAAATAATCTGATGCAAATAGCGGTTGCCCATTGGCTCTTTAACGTCAAACGCGTATCTGTCAGAGTAGTGCTTGCATGAGATCGATTTGCCGATAACAGACTGCCAATACTTGAGCTTTTGCGCAATCTGATACACAAACCCAGATATATCTACCGTCTGGCCGATGACCACCAGTTCGTCCAGCACCTTGAAGTAGCTTGTGGGCTCGCCATTTAGATTGGCGATGACCTTTTCGACGATTACGGTTGCGCAATTGCTGACGCCAGGATCCCAGCCGGTAATGAGCTCGCTGCACTCAGGCTCTGGGACCATGATTTCGCGGTCGTCGCCAGCACCAGTAGGGATTGGCGGAACCACGTGAATCGATTCCTTGAATACGCTGTAGAAAAGTGAATCTGTGGTGGCCGTGACCCATTTGCCCAGGACATATCGTGCATATTGGTCTGGGTCGCCTGCGTAGGCGGCCTTGAGTCGCTGGATCCGTTCCGGCTCGATGAGGATGTTGTCTTCCAACGTGAACTCCACCTTGCCGACGAGGGGTTGCAGGTACCTGTAGGCCTTGAGTTCTTCGGATTCTTGGTCATGCTGCTGCCTGTTAAAGTCGACTACGGGAAGGTCGTACCAGATTTTGTAGATCCAGCTATTTGTGCCTTCGTCAGAGGGGTTTGTGTCGGCCAGGAACAAGTGCATCTGTGGCTTTAGGCCGACGATACGCAGGCACTCTGCCCAGGTCCTGAAGCTTGCTGGATTCCGGAAGTTGGAGAGCTCGTTTACAAGCAGCATCGAATAGCGCTTCCCCTTGAATCGCGCTTCCGCTTCTGTCTCGTTTTTTAGGCTTTCGAGCTGGATCTTGACGTTGTGCCCGTATCGGTTGTTGACGATGCAGTAAGGCTTTTTTGTGACACCGGATACACTTGGGCGGCGTATCCAGCGCATGCCAAAATTGCCCTCCTCAATCCATTGTGGCAGGATCATTTCGGTCAGGTCGGTCCAAATTCCGGAGTCCATGCCGGCGCTTTGTGTAACGGTAACGATGCAGATGTTGGCATTCGGCGTATTCCATGCGTGGTCACAAAGCGCATGTAAGCAAGCCAACGTTTTCCCGGACAGTCTTGGGCCTGAAGCAAGGACGAAGGTCTTCTGCCGGCTTCGGCAGAGATTAAACAATTCGATCTGCCGCTGGGTCATCAGCGGGACCCAACTACCATCGGGCAAAATCGGCATATGGAGGCCTTGACTTGCGCTGCGTCTTGTAGGTATGGTTGCTCCGGCAGTCTGGACTGTCAACAACTGAAAGGGAATGCACTATGGCGAATGATCCCACTGTTCTCGGCATGCGGGAAGATGAACCCGGCGCATACGACAACCGACTCTCATTGGATCCACATGATGAGCGCTGGCCATTTGTATTGCAATGGGAGGACGGAGAGGAATACACCTTGAGCATTCGGGTCCGTCAAATTTCACCCGGAGAATTTGAGGTGCTTGGCGCAGAAGAGGTTGGCGGAACCGAAACCGAGGAGGAGTATGGCGAAGTCAAGAAAGTGCAAAAGCCAAGGGAAGAAAAGTCGGTAAGGAAGCCCGGCGGAAAGGGGCAGCCGATTCCTGCTATTCTGGCGGTCATTGGCAAGGGACAGTAGTCCATCAACCGGGTGTCGGCATTCCATGTGCCGACATTTCGTTTTAACGAGGCCGAGCGGTCATGAGACTGAAGCAGCTCGCACAACTGAGCGTTAGCCCGGCGACGTACAAGGCCGTTTTCACAATCCCGCCACAGGACAGACCCAAGCGGCTCAGGGCCCTTTATGAGGTCATCCGGGAGCGCGTTCGAACAGGAATTGCCGAGCGACTGGCCGATTACAAGACGTATGCCGCAATTGACTATTCCTACGAGCTCCCCGCCTCACAGATTTACATCCCGATCATTCAGCATGTGCTGTCCAAGCGGATGGACGAGGAAAGCACTCGGCGCGCCCTTGAGGCGTACGGGGTCAACCCGCTGTCGGTCTTTACTGAGATCGATCGAAACGGGAAGAAGGCGTACGCTCTGAATCCACCGCTCTTTTTCGAAGTCTTTGTGCCTATCGTTAAGGCCTATACTACGCTGCGGGCTGCCAAACTTTTTGCCGACCGAAGAAGGGACCCACTGCTCACCTATGTGCCGATGCGCAGGCGCCTGGAGGACCGTGTGCGCACAGAAGTGGTGCAGGAAGTGGTCAAGCTGCTTAGTACATGGTGGGGCTATGAAACAACGCTACGTGAAGCCATTGGGCAGGCTGCGAAGTACGGTATAGCAATCGTGTTTCCGCGTGAGGAGTGGTTCAAGGAGCGCAAAATCAACGGCGAAACCGGCAAAGCAGAGGTGGTCCGGCAGGGACTGCGCTACATGATCCCGCACCCCACGCGGGTGTTCTGGGATCAGCGGCATCCGTTGAGCACGCTCAACACAGACTCGGGGACTGAATGGGTGGGCTGCTGGGAGGTGTACCGGTGGGGCGACATTTTGAGCAACCGTCTGTTCTGGAATCGCGATGCAATCGTAACGTCACACAACTGGTTCGAGACCGTAGCGGCACGCAACTACTTCGCCGAAGTCTACCAATGCGCGATTCGCCCGCCCGCCAGTACTTTTGCGCCGCTTACGCGCGAAGAGTCCGTGCTGGTTTACAGCCCCACCACCACGCGCGATGCCAGCATCATTCTGACGACGCTCTACATGAAGCTGGTGCCGGCTGAATACGGCATCGGCAACTACCGTCACCCTGTCTGGCACAGGTTCATCATCGCAGGCGATGACACTGTGTTGTGGGCTGAACCGTGCGGTTATACGCCGGCTTGGTTTGTTGGCTACGACTACGACCCACACGCAAACCTGCAGGGTTCCATTGCTTTGGAGACATTGCCGTTCCAGGACCAGATTGCCAACCTGTTGAGCAACATCATCCTGGTCTGCAAACAAAACCTGTTGACAATCATCTACTACGACAGGAACGCGGTATCCGAGAGCGCGATCAAGCAGCTGGAGCAATCCGGAGACCGCAAGTACCGGTCGCTGAACTTTCTGAGTTTTGACGGCGCCATGCTGCCGCGCATGGGCACGGATATTACGAAGGCCTTCCAAGTTGTTGAGCTGCCAAAACAAAGCGTGGCGGAGCTGGTGCAGACGATGGGCTCCGTGTTGAACATCATGGAGCGCGTCCTGCAGATCAGCGCAGCGGAGCTCGGGGCAGCGGCCCATCACTACCAGAGCGCCGAAGAAATCCGCACGCTGTCCATGTATTCCAATACGAGACTGCAATACATCGGCGCACACATCGACGCAGGAGTGGAGGCCTGGAAGCGCCAGTTGTACGAGGCGCTCATGGAACATTTCGAGCCCGGCGAGATTATCGCTGAGATTTCCAATTACGGGGAACAGGCCGAGCAGCTCATTGAAGAGATCGGCTTCAAGATTCTGGAGCGAGGAAGCCGGCGCTGGATTGTACGGACATCCAAGGAAGCCCTTCAGATGGCAGCCTTCGCTGAGGCGAAGAGCGAGATTGATCAGCAGCGCAACAATCAACTCGCCACGGCCATGTTCCAGGTGGTGCAAGTTGTGGCGTCGAAGCCGGATATTTTCCAGGCCATTGGCGCTGAGCCCATCATCAGGATTATCGAGGAGGCTGCCAGACTGGCCGGCGCGCCGCAGAGCTTCAGGCTTTTGAGCGATGAACAAGAGAACCCTGAAACCGTCCGCGAAATGATACTTCGTACGGTTGCGGAGGGGATGCAGGTCCTGACCCAGCAAATCGGCGAATCGGTGGTCGCCCCCATCGCTCAAAAGATGCAACAGCACGAACAGGCCATTGGGGAAATGGCCCAAGCCATTGGCGCCCTCCATCAGGCGATTCAAGAACAGAAGCAGATGGATGCCGAGACGGCAATCAAGGTGCAGAAAGCCCTGGCCGACATTCAGATCAAGGCTATGAAAGCGCAGGCTGAGACCGAGCTCATGCGTCAGCGCACAGAACAGCAAATGCGCCAGATGCAGGATAAGCATCGCGCAGAGATGGCATTGAAGCTTGCCAAGACATCAGCAGAGTTGGCCAAGCGCGAAGCAGCAATGGCTGTGGCGGAGGCCGCACAGGAAGGTCGCACTAGGGGCGGTGGGCGACCGGAAGAAACCGAGCCCAATACGACAATGACAGAAGCTGAACAGGCTGGCGAGCTTCCATGAACCAGCTTTTCCCAATCCAGGAACGGCCCATCACTCCGGATGCACTCCAGCGATGGGATGCATGGCTGGCTTCTGAATGTTATGACATGCTGCTGGAAACGCTGCTGTCTGAGGCGCGCAAGGTTGCCTCACAGGCGATAGAAGACTCCATCAAACTCGCCGACCAAAACGGTAGCCCGTGTAGCTCTTATCTAGCTGAGGCACTTGACAGGCGTGACAAGTCATGGCTAGAGGTGAAGTGGATTTTGAATGCAATTAGGATGTTGGAAGCCATACGACAAGGTCAAATCAAGCCGACGAGAACCACGATTGCAGTACAGCCATGAGCAAGCAAGCCAAAGAACAGAAGGGTGAGAAGAACTTCGAGAAGGAAGAGCCCATGCCGCCTGGGCATGAAACCGAGGCGGCTCTGCTGAAGCAGGGCGACGATGATGAATTTGGCGATACTTCAGAAGCAGCAGTCCAGCCTGAACCACCGCCACCGCGCGAAAGCGAGGATGAGGAGGCGCCGGATCTAGAGGGGTTCTTCCGCCTCCAGTTTGGGCTTGATAAGGCACAGGAACGGAAGCGGGAACAAAAGGCTGGAGAAAAGAAGGAGAAAGTCGCTGAAGAGCCTGAGCCCAAAGAGAAGGCTGAAGAGGAAGAGGAAGAGGAAAGCATCAGCAAGATTGCAGAAAGAGCTGCAGCCAAAGCAGCCGACTTGTTGCGTCAGAAGCCCGAAGCGCTGGAACAAACAAACGAGCCACCCATCAAGCCAGAACCACCACCCAAAGACACAACCAGCCCAGAAGAAGCATTCATACAGCAGCTTGATGCAGCCGAAAAGCGCCGGCTGGAAGTTCTGGCCCGGATGGAAGCCATTTATCCAGACAAGTACAAGGGCATCCGAGATCGTTATCTGGCATCCCTGAAAGAGGCTGAGGAATACGCAGCCAAGTGGGAGGCCGAAAATCCTGGCGAAACCTGGCGCGACGAGGACCATGAGGATGAGCTCGCTGAAATCGCCAGGAAACACAAAATCGCCTGGGAAGACGATGATTACAATGAGGCACTGGTAGAGCTCAAGGCTGAAGAGCGACTCAGCCGTATTGCAGAAGACGTTGAGAAGCGACTAGTCGAAAAGCAAAAGACCGAGGCGCAGAAACAGCAAATTGCAGCCTCCATTGCCGCCGACACGGACAGCCTAATCCGAGAGACTGTTGAGGAAATTAAGAAAACGCTCGGCTCTGACGATGTCGACCTCGATATTTACGACAACAACGGCAAGCTTAACCAGGAGAAGCTGGCAAAGATTGCCGAGGAAGACCCAGTTGCCTATCGGACGATTGTAGGCACGATCGCCGGTGGCCTTGCGCCCGCAGCCTTTGAGCTCATGCAGATCTGGCGCGGCCTGAAGGCTTACGATCCGAACAATCCGACGCACCAGTGGCTGGACAATTTCATCATCGAAAAAGAGCAGCAGATCGCAGCTTTGCCCAAGGAGAAAAGGGTGTACAACGGCAAAGACTTTGCACCATTGGAGAAATACGCAAAAATGAGTCCTGCAGAACGAGAAAAGTACTGGACGTTACGCGAGGAAGACGCCCTGTTGATGCTCCGGCATCACTTCGCTGAGACGGCCAAAACAGCCTACCAAAAAGAGATTGAGGCTATTGAGAAATGGGCTGCCAAAAAGCGCGGGCTAGCTAAGGATCAAACCAAGGGCACACCGCCGTCAAACCAGAAATCTTCAAAACCCGCAGCTGGCAGCAAGCCACTTCAGGCATCTCCGTCCAGTATCTCTGTGCCACGTGGTGCATCTAAGGGCGCTGGGGGTGGCCATGCTGGTGCGGACCCAGCCGAAGAGTTTCTCCGTGAGCTTCTTGCAGAGTAGAGTGTGGCAGGCACGTGACATAGTTGAGATATGCCACTGAATCCTGAAACTTTTCAGCGTTGCGCGCCAGTGCTGGGGACGAACATCAAGCAGTGCGGCACGGTCACGCTCTGTGATGCCAAGCCGCTGACTGTTGATGACCTAGAGCTTTTCAAAGATGGAGATTACTACCGTGTCATGCACGGTCTCTTGTTTCATGACATCGAGATCGGCGTGTGCGAAGCCAGGCAGTACGGGCTTTACGAATTTCTCATGGCCAATCGCGTGAACCTATCGCGGCGTCTGATTACGCGGCGGGTCAACTCGGGATTGATTGAGATTGCGCCCTTTATTCTGGCCCGGCAATACAGCGCCATTAACAACGAGTACTGGCGAGTGAGCGCGGGGCAGGCTGATACTACGAAGAGCTGGCGCGGATTGAGGTCAAGCTGGCGCGTTGACGCAGAGTCGGTCACCAACATCCCGATCAGCGTGGATTCGTTCCCGCCCGGCCTGCGCGTATCGATTCACGGGTACAATAGCACGGCACAGTCTGCGACCGAAACCGGCTGGGTTATTGTGGATTCAGCCATCGTGGGTAACAAGGTTCGCATCTGGCTGGCCGCTGAGAACACCTTCCTGCCCACCGCCAAGGCTCAGGCTCCAGTGGACGGGCTGCTGCGTCGCGGCGTTCCCAACGTTAGTGACTACGAGCAATGGTGCGCTGAGGCCCCGGCCTACCTGAACTGGAAAGATGTACCCTTCTGGATCGAGACGAGCCGGAATGCCCTTTGCAGTTCCAGCCTCTACCGCAAATGGCGCAAGCTCTTGCTGGAAGGCAACCCGCTGTATCGCGAATACGGCGATCTGGACGAGATTGCAAAGAACAAGCAGATCATGCTCGACTGGCAGAAGCGGTGGACCAACCAGTTCTTCTGGGGCAAGCCTCTGCCGAATCAAACGTTGCACGATTACGATCAGCTTCCGTCCATTACCATCTTCGCCTCAACGACCGGCCTCGGCGTCGAAGGCGGCCGATGCATTGGGAAGCGAGCGAATGCCGTCGGAATTTACGAACAGCTGGCCCAGTGCGGACGCATCCACGACTGCCAGGGCCAGAAATTGAATCTGCCGGCCCTCTTCAGGGTGCTGTATCAGATCAAGCGTGTGCGTGAGGGTCTGGGCGAGAAGGCCGATCAGATCGACATCTTCACCGACAGCGCCACTGCGGAGCGCATTAACACCGCCATGTTGCGCTACTACAACGCCAAGAGCGACAACATGGCCAGGCTGAACATTCAGGTGGACGGCGCCGAGCCGCCCAAGACCGCGCCGTTTGGGTTCAACTACCGGTCGTACAAGCTGTTCTGGCCGGCGGTTACGATGAATATCGTCACGCACAACTTCTTCGACGATTATCTAAGTGCCGCGGCCCGGATCAGCACTGCGATGGAGACCAGCGCCCGATCGCTGTGGATCCTTGATTTTGCAGGGATTTATCCCGGCATTATCGCGTCCAAGCGTGTCGAGCTGAAGTCTGGCGACTTGAAGACCCTGGCCGCTGTCGATCCGGCCTACCAGTGCGTCATGGAGGTTGAGAGCGTTGAGCGGGTTCTCCATTCGGTTACCTGGACGGCGATTCTGGAGTGCCCGATGGGTAACGCCATCATTGAAAACTTCAGCGCTGAGGTGCCTGAGCACGCCGTTGAGGGTGCCACCTATCTGCCTCAGTAATGACCAGCAATAGCTGACGAGCCATGAAGTACTTCCTCAAGTACATGGCCTCGAACGTGATGTTCGTGGCCGGCAAGCCTGTTCCGTTCGAGGTTTTGGCTGATGATCTCGGGGTCATCGAGCTGGATGAAACAGACGAGACGCCCGAGAATCAAGCGCTGTTGAAAGCGCTGACGGCAGCGGCGGTAAACAAGGTACTTGGGGTGCATGAGATTGACCGAACTCAGTATGAGGACCTAAAAAAAAATTCGCCATCTCTGAGATTCGGTCCATTGTCAACACCATATCCGCCGCTCGACGCAGGCCCGGTGCAGCAAACCGCGCGCCCGCGGGCGCTGGTGCTGCCCCAGCAGCCCGGTCCTACGGCGGAGGAGGCGGATGCATCCCCTGTGGCGCAAGAGCCCACATCAGCCCCCACAGCTACGGAGTCTGATGAGGCCGCCCGTGTGGTTACGAGTGTGGGCGGGTTTGTGCCGAAAACCAAGCGTGTGCGTGGCTGATGAATGACCTTTGCCGAGTTCAGACGTGCGGTTCGCGCGCTTGCGTTTCCCGCGGGGGAATCGCCGTACACCGTTGAGGCTCACAACCAGAGCATTGCTGATGCCCTCTCAGACCTACAAACCTGGGTTCCCTGCCTGAGACAGGTAAACGTCGAGCTGGTCCCGCACTGTGCGACTCTGTACAAGTGCGGGACCACTGCTTTTCAGGCCCCTCTTGGCAAGGTACTTGAGGTTGGGGTGGTTTCGGAGCGCGCCAAAACGCTTCCTGAACGCTCTACACCTTTTGCCACCGGCCTGTTCCTTGGCAGGCGCGAGTTTCGTCCGCCTTCGAACGAGCCGCGCATGAAGATGTTCCTGTCCCTGATCCACACAACCACATGGGAATACCGCATTGGGATTCGCGTGAGGCTCTCCGGCTTGGTCGACGGGGCCTATCCATTTACCCCCGGCAGGATCACCATCAAGGGACGCACGTGGTGGAAGGATTCGGACAGCACCAAGAATGTCTACATTCAGCCAGCGACAGGATGGCTGATGAATCGGACAGATTGGACTCTGACGACCAGTGTTGGCCAACACGCAACGCTGGATCTTGACCTGCAAGTGTCGCCTCGTTCGGCCATTTACTCGGAGGTGAGGGAAGTAATGACCTCCGATGATGCTCTGCCGCAGATGTCGTATGCGCTGCAGTTTGACATGTATGGCCCGCCCTACTCACGAAATCCTTCCCTGCTGACCGCGGACACCGAGTGGTGCGGCTACATCAAGTATCGTTATGTGCGTCCGGAGGTATTCGAGACCTGGTACAAGGAGGTTGCAGAAGCGGTTAACGCAAAGGATCCACGCACTGCTGGCAGAGGACTTCAACCTGGGCTTTGTCAGGTGATGTGCCGGCGATTCCTTCTGCCCGGCTGGGTATCGCAACGGCTGAATGAGCTTCCCAATCCCCTGGCTGCCACGCGGCAGTATCCTCTGGGCTACATCCGCGCAACGTCCGATACGGACAACCCTTCTGGCCGTGCATTGGCCGGTGTTTGGACGATCATCAACGGCATGATTCACATTGCGCCGTGGGTGCAATCGTACGAACACGTGGTTGTGCATTGGTCAGGGATCAAGAAGGTGTGGCAGGACACAGACGTGGTCCCCAATGATCCCCTTGTGTTGCGCGCTGTGGCTGCTGCAGCAGCACGTGACCATGCCAAGTTCTACGACAAGAATTACGCCTACGCAGCCATCCAGGAAGCAGATTATCAGGACGCGCGCACCGGTCTGTACGTCAACTGTATCCAGAAAAGTCGGCCTACACCACTGGAGCAGCGCGGTGATGCGATCGCGACCGTGCAGTCCATATTTGGACTGGCACAGGTGACAGCAGTACCGGTGGTTCCGACACAACCCCCAGTGCAGCCCCCGGGTGATAGCGGTGATGGCGGAGGAGGCGGCGGGGGAGAGCAAGAGGAATGGTTCGGCAACGATGCGTTCACGCGGACCTATTCCTGCACGGACTTGAACCAGTACGGCAACGAATCGGTCACCATCACGGTCAAGGCCAACCAATTCCGTGCTCAAACCAAGGCTCTGGCCAATCAGCTTGCCGAGGATTACGCGCGGTTAATGGCCGCCCAACAGCTGAGTGGCCGTTGCAGGACCGAAGAGGGGTTCCGCAACACCGTGCGAGCCGAGTGTGTTGCCGAATGTCTGTCCGGGGCCAATGTTGAACTCGTGTCCGGCCAGCAGGTTCGTGGTGTTGTGGAGCCCGGCGAGGTAATCAGCCCGGTCAGCGAAGACGACGCCAACCAGATCGCGCAACAGATTGCCTGCAACAGGGCTACGGAGCACTTGGTTTGTGTATACGGCAATCGCAGAGTGTGCCGCGAACAAGAGTGTCCTGCAGATCCAGACATCAAGGTTAACGCTTGTGTTGATAGGGCAGAGTTTCAGCAAGAACTGCGCGGCGCATCGGCCCGTGACACCTCCGTGGTATCCGGCCTAATGCAGCAGTTAAACGCTCAGGCCGAAGCCGAGCTCAAGAATCGCCTTGAACGCGCTTTAACAGAAGCTCAGTGCCCTGAAACCGCCGTCGTTTGCCGAACTTGGGGCGCTGCAGCCGTGTCCAGCCAACAACGGCAATACCTCTGCTACACGTTCGGCCTTGGGGGCACGCAAGTGTGCGCCGTGTTGCCGTGCACAGCTGTCGGATATGGCTACGGAGTGGTAGAGGTTTGTCTGGAGATTGGGCAGGGCTCGGAGTATCAATTCCATGACAGAACCAGCGCCTTGAACGCCTTGAACGCGCGTGCAGCGACCTATGAGGCAATGGCACGGAATCTGGCAGAAGGCGCAGCAGTCAATGCCTCGGCTGAGGCGGCTGTACAATGCCCTCAGTCCACCCGGGTCAGCAGTTGCGGGATGTGTGGTTCCGGCACTACGGTCACCAGGACTGGACAGAACACACTAAAACTGCGCGGCAAGCATCTGGATCGGCTGCAGCAAGTACCATGACCTTTGCAGAACTCAAGCATGCCATGCTGAAGATTGCAGCCCCTACGGGCTATGCGAGGGGTTATGGTGTGCATTGGAACCAGTACGCCGTTGAGGCGTTGCGTGATCTGCAGCTCTGGGTGCCTTGCTTGCAGCGGAATTTGATCGACATGGTGCCGCACTGCTCGACCATGTACAAGTGCGGCACATCGGCCGTTCCCAAGCCCGATGGACAGGTTCTGGCAGTGGGCACGGTCGCTACACGAACTCCCGATATCCAGCCAAGCACGCCCTTTGAAACCGGGCTCCAACTGCGGCACTGGACATACCTGTTTCATGACATGCTGCGGCTTAACCGGACTGATGTGCATGTGATTTTCCGGGCCAGGCTGGAGTTTCAGATCGGTGTGCGTATTGTGTTCAAACACTCGGTTACCGTGCCTGCTGTGCCGCCAACCTGGCCTGAAATCCGATACAGGGGCGCAGTGTACTACGCATCAGCCATCCCCAGCGACAACAGCCACTGGCATCCGACACTCCGCCGCAACGTTGCCAAGCAATCCTTCGACGTCCGGGTAGCAGCAAACAAGGAAGAGACATTTGACGTCCTCATCCCGTCCAACAGCAACACCATTGTCTGGCTGGAAATCGAGGAAATCACCGGCCCAATTTACGAGCCCGAGGTCCTTTACGGCGCAGATGTGTACGTCTACGGTCCGCCCTACTCAGCCAATCCGGCCATGCTAACCACGCAAACCGAGTGGTGCGGTTATGTGCCGTACCAGTACGTGCCATCCGGCCTGTTCCAGCGATGGTACGACGTGGTAAGCCGACAGATTATTGAACGTGGCATTTGTATTGGCGACTTTTTCCGTTTGGACATGTCCATATCCGGTCCAAAGGCGTTTGAAGCCGTGCCGCGCTCTGATCTTGCACTGGACATTGCAGCATCAGGCGACGCACTGCCGATGGGATTCTTGCGTCCAACGCGCATACCTGATTCGTCTGCAGGGCGCAGCCTGTCTGGCGTGTGGACAGTACACAACAATCTGATCCTGCTGGCGCCGTGGATTCAGAGCTATGAAAGCGTGATTGTCCACTGGACAGGCAACAAAAACTACTGGCAGGAGCAGGATTGGATTCCTGATGACCCGACACTGGTACGAGCATGTGCGATGTGGGCTGCCTATCGGTGGAACCTGGTGCAGCGGCGAGATGCTGATGCCGCAGCGGTGGCCCTGCGCGAATACAATGAAGTGCGCGCGCGTCTGATGTATGAATGCCTTGACCGCGCTCTACCCGCCAATGACTTTGACGTGGCCAGCACGGTGGCTTCTGTCTATGGCGTTGCCAGGCCTGAATTGGATGTCCGCAAAGAACTGCAAATCATTCCGACCAATAGCCGTACTACAGTTGATGAGAGGCTGCCCAGAATTGTTCCCACTGACACCGGTGTAGTGGATCCCAGGCAACCTGGCCAACCCGGCGATCCAGGAGTACCGCCTTTACCGCCACCCCCACCGCCGACTCCACGGGACGAAGAAGAAGCCCCGATAGTGGTTCCGTCGACGCCTCCTGCAGTAGTCCCACGGGGTGGGGGTGGTGGCATTTTGGTTGACGTTGGGTCACGCGATTCGTCAGATGTTGGCTCTGGCCTCGGGGGCCCTGGCGGTGGCACAGGGACAGGCGGCGGAGGAGCCGGCGGAGGAGGAACCGGAGGAGGTGGAACCGGCGGCTCTGGCGGTGGTGGCACTGGCGGAACCGGGACCGGCGGAGGAGGAACCGGTGGCGGTGGCGGAGGCGGAGGCGGCGGCGCCGGTGGCGGAGGAACTGCGACCGGGGACGGAGGCTCTGGTGGCGGCGACGCAGGATCATGGGTAGGCAACGACCCCATCGAAATGGTCATGTGCTGTGAAGACATCGGATGTCGAGCACGGGATCAAGGGCCGCAATGCCTCCAATTGAAGGTCCCCGAAAACTACGTCCGTGCACGCAGCAAGGAAGAGGCGAATCGCTTGGCTGAGGGGTATGGCAGGTACTATCTCATGTCGACACTGATGAATGTGTGCGAGTGCGGCATATCGAATACGACGCAGGAATGTGAGATTTGCTGCCCGAAAATCGAGGAGGGTGACTATCAGAGCCCGGCGCACAGGACCTGCGCCAAGGCGATCGTTGAAGCAGGACAGACGAAGAGGGAAACACAGGAGGATGCAGATCGCGCCGCATGGGAACAAGCATGCCAGAAGGCCAAAGAGCAATTGCGCAACCGCGGATGTGTGTATTGCAATGACGCCATGTGCGTGACAGTGTATTGCAGCGACAATCCAGGGCTGCAACGACGCCACGTCGTTGATGCCGGCAAGTACTGTGTGCAAGCCAAGCCCAATGAAGCAGGAGAGATTACAGAGCAATCGGCAAGTGACGCTAAAAACGAGGCAAATCGCAAGGCTGGCGACGAACTGGCGCAGAAGGTGTCTGAGTTTAAAGACGAGCTAACGACATTGTGTGGTTCTGAGTATGTGATTAGGGTCTCATACGGTATCGGCCTCCAGTGTTACGATTGACCATGAATAGCACGATTGGCAACGTCATCTATCGCGTACGCGAGTGTCTTACCTGGCCGGGTGAAATCCCAGGGGCACCGATCAGTACGGAAACGCGCGAGCTTCTCTTCTGGCCACAGCGCGACACTCTCTGCAAGGGTTTGGCCGTGGCAACGCGGGTTGTCATGGCCCGAACCACAATCGAATCAGGCAGGCTGGCCTCTCGGTACATCGAGGAGGACGTGACCGAACATGTCACGGTCACCAGCTCCAACCCGTCCGTATTGCAGTGGGGATCCTATGGCCTGCTGATCGGCGTGAAGCCTGGCCTTGCTCAGGTGCGCGCCAGCATGCGCTACCGCAATACCGAGTACGCCGCAGTCATGACGGTGCGAGTCCTGGATTCCGACGACCCGTATTCCTGCTGCGCGGCTTTGAGTGCTCACATCCTGTTTGCCGTCGACCTAACCGAGTCCATGACCATGTCGATCGGTCGGATTGGACGCCGCCTGGATGCCACCAAGTACTGGCTGAACGATCTGCTGCAGAAACTTAACCTGCGCAAGAACAAGGCCGCCATCATCGGATTTACTCATGAACAGGTCATCCCCATCAGCACACCGGCCAGTGCAGAAAGGGCGATCCTGCGCCAACGCGCTGCCTCCATGTCCGCCACGCAGCACAAGACATCGTTTACTATGCTGCTGGACTATGCCTACAGCTACTTTGACGCCCTGCTGAACGACCCCGCACACCCGGAAGCCAGAGAACAAACCATCCCCATCCTTTGCATTCTGTCCGACTTCCAGATCACAGCGAATCAGAACAGTGACGCAATACGCCACAAGCTCCAGCTCATTCAGTCTCTCGGTGTCACGATCGTCAGCTATGCCGTTGCGCCCAGTGTAGACGGAGCGTTGACCTCGGCCATCTTTGCCCGCCCCGGCTACAACATCCGAGCTGTGCACAACGTCAGTTTTCGATCGCTCGATGAACATCCTGCGTATCTGCAGTTGGTCGGAGAGCTGGCCGGACTGTGTGGCATGAACTGCTACCACGGCGGGCACAGTATACTTAGGCCGGACCTGTCCTACGCAAGCTGGCAGTACTGGTGGGTGGACAGAGGCACCAGTCGTTTGCTGGGCAACGGCCTTTGGGATGTCATGCCGGGCAGCGGCCAGTACATGGATTTGCTGTCCGTGGACGGTCAACAGCCGGTCTTGTGGTCCATCAACCGCTATCCGCTGACTGCCAACAAGAAGTACAGGCTCAGCGTGGTCTGTGCGCCCAATAACCGGGTTGCACTGCCTTTAGGCAGAACAGACAAGGTAAAAATCAGCTTAATTCGGCTGGATGACGTTCCTTCCGTGGGCGCAGCGCCGGACCCGGCCGCTCCACTCGTAGAGGATGGCGACCCGAACGATCCGGAGAACGTCACCATCCCAGAGGAAACCTATCAGTACGCATTTACATGGCAGGATGACAACGGCGGGCAATCCATGCCTTCCGCCAACCCCACCAGCGCCAGCGTGACCAGGCGCAAGGCGGTGGTCCGCATCGCCCTGCCCAACACCACCAGTTTCCCCACGGGCTTTGACCGGGTCATCGTCTGGAAACACTCGGCTACTACCGGCCAGTGGTACAAGCTGGCCGCGTACAACAAGAACGACAGCAACTATCCAACAGAGCATCACGACCGCACACGTGATGCAGACATGTTGGCCGGCGCGCATCCGGCCATGCGCCCGCCTTATTACGTGACGGCAGGTACAAGGGTTGAGCTTGCTTCGCGTGTGCTTGACTTCAATACGCATCAAGCTGCCTGGACAGAATTGCGTCTGGAATACACGCCGACGCAAAATCAAACGGATGTCATTATCGAAATTGCGCAGCTTGCAGTGGATGTTACCGGCACAGCAGGGCTGTTGATTGACTCAGTTCGATTCCACAACGACACGGATCGTGTGCCGGTTCTGGAGGATGACTTCTCGCAGGAGAACTTTATTGAGCTGCCCAACCCTTGCGCACAAAATCCAAACCATGTTCTCTGTGATGGGGAAGGGTGCCCGCCCTATGCACGCGGCCTTGTCCCAACCCCAATGCCCATGCCGACCAATGTCCCACAGGACATTGAACTGGGGGCCGTGCCAACAGGCAATTACAGAGCCTCAGCATACGAATGTGTCACGTCAGATGAAGCCGCCGCCGGCCTGGACGTTCCTCCGTGGCAAATGCCGCCAGGGCCGAATGACACACCAATACTGAGCGTCCCCATTGCACTGCAAAGACAAAAGATTACACCTCAGACTGTTCAACGGTTAGACTGCCCGTCAGGCGCCCCAGAACCACCGCCCGAGCCACCTGAAGGCAGCGAACGCAGCATGGCTGGTGTTGCTGTCGGCTCCCGAAAGGCACGCTGGTACAGCGGCGTGGGCATCAACCCAAGTGGTGACCCGAACGAGTATACGGGACAGCCCTACTGCGAGAAATATCACTGCTCGCACATGCCCAACGTTGTATTTGGCGAAAACAATCTTCACCCAACTGAGTTGCGCACCATCAGTTGGGTACCGCTGTCCGAGCACGGCGTTGATCGCGCGGGGACATTCCGAGTCCGTGTGCGGCTTTGGGGTTGTGTGGAGCTGCGCCAACTAACCAGGCGCAACACAGGCGAGGGCATTCTGGATTTCAAGCCGTGTTATGTGAGCCCTCTGTTGTACGACCCGTACCGGCCAGCCGGATGGGATGTTGTGACAGAGAACCGGATGACTCCACTAGGGTTGGAATGGTCGGCTGGCTGGCAGAGGTACTGGGGCCTTACGGCGCAGGAACGAATCTGGCAATGGCAATGGGTTACGTGGACAGGGCCGTCGGGTGCGTGGGAAATGTGGGACTGGTCCCCAGACTTCATTTTTCATCATACCTCGCTCCATCACGGACACCCCAACTTCCACGCTGGGCTGTTGAACAAGCTGGAAACACAGTATCTGTCCGGATCCGGAAGTTATGCCAACCTGGGCGGCTGTGCAGCCGTCCGCTCCTGGGCGCCCATCGTTCATGCCAAACTGGATCCATCACTTTGGGCCAGGCCGGGGGCACATCCGGACATCCTTAGGTTTGCCGGGGCAGCCGTTGGGTTCAACCTTTACATGCTGAGTCTGTACAATCGATCTACCGACCAACCACTTGAAGTCTGGACATTGAATACCACAGCCATGCCTGTAGCCACAGCTTCCGAAGACCCGGGTGGACATCCGGCCCTTGTCCTGCCTCAGTGGCCATCGCTTCGCAATGCTTCGCTATGGCGAGACAACCTTGTGATTACCGATTACGGCCTGCCACAGAACAGCACGGTGATGTCTCTGTTGCTGAGTCCATTCCCCATTGCCCTGTTGGATAGCACCTTTGAGTTCCAAGTAACTGCCGGAAACAACCCAGACCTGGCCCTGGGGTTGTACCTGTCTACTTCGGATAACAGCACGGCAATCGTCTGGCCCTATGCACGCTCGCAAATGCTGCCACACATGATCCGTTGGCATACGCTCAAGAACCAACCGAATTGGCAGACCCAGCCTTTCATCCAGTATCTCAAGGCCCCCGGACGTCCGTCAGATTGGTTCTGGCCGCATTGCACCACCAATGCGGGCTGGTTTGAAACCTTTATCTGGCCCCAACTCCAAAGCGTGGCCATTGAGCAGCAGACAGCCGCTGGCCATTATCCCGAGGAAGAAAAATACTTCCGGTGTGTGGACTGTGCCACCTGGCGAGGCCCCGGCGGCGGTGCGCAATACTGCTATGAGGGCCACGGATACTTTCCGGGGGAAGGCGCCGATGTTTGGGCCTACTACATGCAAGGCGTACATGTTGTCAGTATTGATGTAGAGGAGTTGTAAGACCTATGCCCGCAAATCCTGTGCCTGCCTGCTACAAAATTACGCTCAACCCGCCAGAGCGCGTTGGCCTCCTTGTGATGTCGGGAACCACTGAGGAGGATCTCACGCACGGTACATACGCGCCCACCAAATTCATTGTGCTGGGCACTACTTCGTATGACCTGCCTGTCCCGCTCTACGCCTGGCATAACAACGTTACAGGGCACAACCTGGGTACCCCCTACCAATGGGTGCAGGACCTTTCTGGCAGACGCTGGGAGATTTACGTCCCGATTGGCCATTGCATCACCACCAACGACAAGCTCAAGGAGATTCAGATTCGCGTGGATGCCACCGGGCCGGGCGGATTCCTGGACGACACCATCAAATTCGACCTCTACAGAGTCGACGAAGGACGCGCTTGCGCAGAGGCAACCGCCACCAGTCAAATCAGTCTCGCAGATGCGTACGAAAAGGCCAGAGAGACGGCCAGGCAGCAAGCACTGAACACGTTACAACAGCGTGTTTACTTCGATAGCGCCTACGTGTCATTGGAAGATAACACCATTACATGGACCTGCGCAGATTCTTCCACGCAGAGCGTCGTCTATCGCGTCGCAACACGGAGTCGGCCGGAAACGTTGGTTTCCCTTCGTGAACACATGCGAGCCTACCTGAGCGAATTGAACTGGATGTGCTAGTAGGGAGTAACGCCAACCGGCGCGATCTCAAACAACAGGTGCCCCAGTGAAATGCTTCCCCCTGAAAGCGCACTGGTGTCGTTTGGGTGACCCACGGTAAGTTCCCAGATGATGTAAACACCCTCCTCCTGCGTTGCCCAGGTTAAAATCTCCTGGTCGTTGCTGGTCGCATAAACCCTCGCCACGCCCCAGTCTCGAAACTGTAGCGGCGCCGGAGCCGCCAGACGCATCAGTTGTCGGTTAGGATCGATCAACCTGGCCGCCGAGGTCGTCCTGAGGCCCAGACCAATAGCATCGCCGCTCAACCGGCCCATCTCGGCACGGACAGCAGTCAAACGTGTCCTTGACACACCACCAGCCCCCGGAACAAACCCATACGCCAACACAAGGTAGCCACTTGGGCCAACCTGTTTACCCAACAACGGCCTCAGACGCTCTTCCGGCGTTATCTCATACACATAACGACTAAACCCGGCCTGAATATGCTTGATCGTGTTGTCATCGTACAAAACACCGATCGGAATCGGTTCATTTCTACCGAACGCACGGAACCCACCCAGCGCTTGCCAGCCAACGTCCATGTAATCAGCGTACTGTTTGGGGATGTTCAGACACAGTGTCCACCCACCTGCATCAGCGCTCAGCCAACTGAACCAGATCTCGTCTGTAGTGGGCACCTTAGCCCCGATAACGGAATTCCGTGCAAGCGGGTTGATTCGCAGTCTCGAGTCAGGCTTGAACATCAGGCCTGATGCGGCATCGATCCATGCCTCTCGTTCCGGCTGCGTCATCAGCGGGTTGAACCTGTAGATGCCGTCATATCCCACGTAGTAGTGAAAGCGCCCATCTGACACCAGCGAAAACCGATACGCGGGCAAACCTGAGCGGCCCGACTTGTCATCGTAAACCTTGCGCCACGCCCAAAGACTGTTCGTGGTCGGCAGGAAACGCATCGTCCAGATCGCGCGTCTTGTGTAAATCACAATCTGGTCGTGCAACTCCCCTGCAGCCACGATCTCATCCCCGTATTCAAGGTCCTGCCAGCCGGTCACAGGAGCCACTCCATCCAAATCCTGCAAGCCAAAGTATAACCGGTTAATGTCCGACCAGACCACGCGAGTAGGGCAATCCACCCCACCCATGCGCAGGTTCATCAACAGGATCATCCCCTTGTGCGCCAGACAAACCTTGGCCTCGGTGACAGGATCGAGCCCTCCTTGACCTTCGGTAAGGCTCGGTATTTTCTCCAGGGCATACGTGTGCATGTCGATCGCAAAGGGCTTGGTCCCCGAAGCTACGTAAATCAGCTTGTCATGCATCTGTGCAATTTGTGGGACCTCATACCCGTAAGCCCAGTCAAACCCCTGCCCCTGCCATGAGGACGGCATCGTCAGGGCCCTCCAGTCTAATCCGGGCTCATTCAACACCCACGCTCCAGTCCCGCCCCATTCGTACCCCACTCGCTTCACACCAAAGGCCCACAACCGGCCAACTCCATCACTCCGCGTAAATTCATTGACCAACCGCAATTCAAGCCGTGGCAACGTCTCCGAAGGCTGTTGAATCCGCAGGTCTACATCCTTACCCCAGTACGCAGGAACCCCAATCCCGTTGAACCAAAGGGGGATAAAACCTTGCCTTGGGCGAACCTCCATAGGGCCACCTGCCCCTTCTCCACCCCCTCTGGTAAGCTCCATGTTCAAACGAAACCGAATCGCATCAGGCCTCGGCGGATCGCTGAGCGTGTCCAACAGCGCACCTCCGAGACTCACTGCCGACCACGAGGATCCAGGCGACGAAAAGAGTGACCGCCTCCGCGGTTGCGCAATTCTACTTGCTGCCATAACATCTCTCTACGAGGCGATACGCATCAACTTTGTTAAATCTCATCGTCCACACACAAGTTAATGGTGGCACACATGCGATCAAGACGCCAGTATGCACTTGCCAGTACGCTGGACGCCTACTACTCCAGCCTTGAACAAAGACTGGAAAACCCCCAGGAAACCACGCCCAAGAGCACTGAAGGCTGGAGAATGGCCATGTCCGTAATGGCCTCAGCTACAGCAGACAAGATTCACATCTTGTTCGATACGTTGCAAAGAAAAGGCCAATACGCAGCCAAGGCAGTCAGAGCCTTTCGAAAAGCACCGAACCCCAAACGCTGGTGCATGCATTCTGCTCTGGTCGCTCTATCCTCTCCGGAAAATTCCGGCACACACCTGATTCTGTCCCTCTCAATTCTGGCACGAATCAATCACAGCCTCCTGCGACGCAAGGCAATTCAACGCACACAGCAGCACAAAAACAAGGCTGGCCCCCCACCAGCGATTCATAAACCGTTTGACATCCCCTGGGATAAGGAGATGGATTTACCTCACGCTGCCTTCATGCAAATCAGCGCCACACCCTTTACAGTCTCCAAAAGCGTACGCAGAATACGACACAGGAACTGGATCAAGCTCACGCGCACAATCTGCGCTGTGCCAGATTGTCACGCCCCTGTTGCCTCGTACAAACCGCAAAAGGGCATCACCTACCACAGCCCCTTCTGTCACGAGCATACGAAAGCCCTGTACTCAGCCGAAGGCAGAACTCACATCTTCTCCTCCTGCTACTTCTGCGGATGGACAGGGATCACAGAGCTTACTCTTCTGCCCTGGCAAAACCAAACCCTCATCAACGTCTGCCCTAACTGCTACTACGCACTGCAAGGGCTCGGTTCATGGAACGCAGTACAGCAGCGTAGGGCTTGAAGGAAATCACAAGCAGAACCAGAACCAAGAACCAGAGGCCTCTCTATACACCCCCACTTTAACGTTACATTTTGACTTATAGGCGCGTTTGATCACTGACCCGCATTCACACCCCTGCCATCAAAACGCCTTGTTTCAGGGCCTTCTGTGAAGAGTTGAGTCAATTGCGTGAGTGACTGAGAGCAGAGTGAGAGCAGAAAGATGAAAATACACTACGCGATACATCACATCACATCACAAAAACATCAATACAGAACGCACTCGTTAACGTTATCGCAGAAAACTGCAAATTCACCTCTTGACACCAACACCACACGTGCGTAGAATGCGCCTCAGATGGTTGTAGCACGCACTCAACGTGCGTGTTGCGCGAGGCTCGGAGATTGACTTCGCGTCCGAGAGTTATATCGGCGTTCAGCGTTCTTTGACAAGCGCCGAGCCCAAGCGCAGGCGTTTTGCCTTCCCCCCCAAAGGGTCAAACAGCCCCTCATGTCTGGTGAATGCGAGAACGAAGACACGACCGCTGCTAACCAGACACGGCTACAATCCATCGATGTGTGATAGCAGGGGGACCTGACACAACATCACACGGCCAGGGTCGAAAGGCTAGAAGGCATCAGTCAGGGACGGTGGAATGTGTACCGTCAATAGTCTGGCCAACCGAGGAGGACCTTCCCCACCCTCGGGCTGCTCTTGTTCCTGAAACCAAAACCAAAACCAAGGAATCAGGAACAAAGGGGAAACCCGGACGCGACGGAGCGTACGGCAAGAGGAGGAGGAGAACAAAACAACCCCCTCCACCCCCCCTCCAAGGCAGCATACGACGCAACCCTAAAGGGCAGGAGAAGAAAAAAGAACCAAAACCTTCTCCAAAGCCCCTTGGGGGTTGGGTCTATGCTGCCTTAAAGGGGAAAGCCTCGGATCGCTCAGGTAGCCCCGGCAAGCAGGAGGAAGAGGAAGAACGTACGTAATTCAAAGGTATATATAGAACCTCATCTACTGAAAGAAACGCTACGTTTACTACAACACCTAAGAGGCTCTCCTTGTTCAACACAACGTTGAAAGAGGAAAACAACAACGCTCGTAGTTAAAAGAAAGAGAGGCGTACAATGTACAAGAAACGCCTCAATTGCTTGAGAAGACTTCGCTTCGTTGTCGCTTAATCCTCAAAAAGTCGCGCGCAGAACAAAGAACGAAAACTAAAACGCACACACAAAAACGCAATCACACAACATCACACAACGAAAGAAAGAAGCAACACAGCAACCAGAACTCACACCTCATCATACCTCATACCTCACCTCTCACCTCTTAACCGTAAACACCCTCACAATCGCTCTAAAATCGCCTACAATCGATTTTCTCACCTGCCCCGCTACCCTCCATGCGCCCTCCCTCAACAAACACGCCTATAAGTCAAATAAACGCGAAAACGACACGTAAGGCATAGAAAAACACAGAGCTCACACAAAACCTCGCCACATCACAAACATCACAAAAGGCAACATCTTAAACAAACAGCCCTGCTTAAACGCGATGTCAGAGGGAAAGGCTTAAACGCGGACAGTCAGAGACGTTGAAACGCAAGAGATTGGGAAGAACATAAGACAACAACGAGCTTAAACGCGAGAGCTCAGAAAGGCGTCGGATCGAGAAGGGATGTATACTACCCTCACTCCGCCGCCTGCCCGCGGCCAAAACCCCGCCCCCCCGCACGCTGCGCGCGTCCAGCCAGCCAAGCCGTCGAGCCGGCCGACCGACAAAACGAAAGCCAAAAACCAAAACCAAAAAGGCCAAAAGGCCAAAGGTCCAAGGTCCAGCAACAGCAAATGGCTTGAAGCTTGGCCAAAGCCAAAGGCCAAAGCATGGCCAAAGGCCAAGATCGGCGCCAAGATCGGCAACGAAACGGTCGAGAAGATCGGACCGGACCAGCGGACCAGACGCGGACCGGCAAGATAAGGGAAAGGCAGATCGGCGGACCAGGGAAGCGGCGCCGGGAAAACAAAAACCCCCAGGCAAACGCCTGGGGGTGTGATGGAGGGGAGGAGGCCTAGGCCTCCTCCTCCTTCCGTTCCCACGCCGAGACAATCGTCTCGGCGGTGACGGAGACAAGGGAAGCCAATACGGCTTCCCAGTCAGCAAGCCTCCCTGGCCAATGTTCGGCCAGGGACAACTTGACTATTGTTAGGGGCGGCTCGCCCCCAACAATGGCCTTGACGGCGGGTTTGTACCCGCCGTCGTCGTGCTCATACCATAGGGCGACACCCCTGCCCAGGGGCAGGGGTACCCTGTGACTGATGTCCTGGCCGCATTCGGCCAGGACGCGCGCCCAGGCCCTCTCATACTCTGAGAGGACCCGGGCGCTCTCTTGCTGGACGGCGCGTTTAAGCGCCGCCCAGCGGACAGATGCGCCCATTTGTCCTCCAAACCCGGCCATTTTGTCCCACTGCCACCCGACCGGAAGGTAGCAGCCACTGGCCAACCATAGGCCAGCGATGCCTATTCTACACAATCCGCGTTTTCGCGCAAGCGGATTTATGAAGTGGAAGGCACAACGCGCTGTTGGTGTTGGCTGGTGCGTTGGCGGGTTGGCGGACTGGCTTTCTGGCTTTCCTCTGGCCTTTCTTTTCCCTTGGCTTTCCGGAAAACAAAATCCCCTAGGCTTTTGGCCTAGGGGCGGGACACAGGCTAGCGTTTGGGAACGTCAAGTTTCGCGTTCCCAGGCTGAAAGAATTTCCTCTTCACCCGTGGACCTAAGGATCTCTACGGCTTGTTGCCAGCTCTCGATTTCCCCAGGCCAATGCTCCTGTGTGATGGCACTGGCTGGCCGAAAGGCGCGGACACCGTAAAATGGCTCCTGAAATTCAATCTCGATGTCGGCCTTGTGTTGGTCATCGTTGACTATGAACACAGCAACATTGCACTTGCTGCCAAGACATAGCCTAGCCAGTGTGGCAATGTCTTGACCACAAATGGCTTGGGCCCGCCGTTTTGCCCTGGAATATTCTTCCAAGACGCGGGTTGCTTCTGATTTAACGGCAGACTTGATGCCCGCCCAGCGTCCAACAATGCTAGTAGTCATCATACTCATGGTTTCTTTCCTTTCTTTCCCAGCCGTTGGTTTCCCTTGCTGGCTGGCTGGGAAGAATGCCAGCAAGGGTTGGAGTTATTCCGGAACGACAAATTCCGCTATGAGGGAACGACTTCCTGGTGAAGTTGATCCAAGGTCACGGAAAACCTTGAACCTAATGTTCCCTAGGGGCTCGTAGAAAGCGCACACTGTGACGCCGCCACGCCAGCCACGGAGCCAGACTGAGGCTTCTTGAGAAGCAAGGCGCGTCACTTCAGACTTGCCGGCGCCTTTCCACGCCTGGATGCCTGCGATGAGCCGTGCCATATGCTTTCTTTCTCTTTCAATAGCGGTTGATCTTTCCGTTGACCACTTGCGGGTTGTAGTCATCTACGTATTGCGCGCAAGCGCAATCGTCTTCCATGTAGGGGTGTTCATGTACTAGGCACCAGCCACTGCCGCCATGTCTGGTCATTTTGACCAGCCAGCGCACAGCTTTCTCTTCACACTGGAAGATTTCAGAATCTCCACAATCGGTCCATGCCTCGATGTAGTATGTCCTTTTCATGCCGCTCATTATGCACCGCAGCGCACAAAATGCAAGCGGAAAGCGAACAGCCACAAGGTGTTTGCCTTGTGGCTGCTGATGTTGGCGTTGACGTGACGGGTGTTGTGTAGATTCTCTAGACTTTCCTTTGGTGCGCCTATGGAAGGCGTCAATTGTTGCGCGCTTCCTGGCTCTTGCATTTGGCCTGGAAGTTCGCAATAGACGCTGCTACGGCTGAAAGTGCTTCCATCAATGCGTCTACGGCTTCACCTGGCGTTGAAGCATTTACACCAAGCCATTTCTCTGGGTTTTGGCCAATATCCACCCAGTCCCAGGAACCGCCTTTGGCGCGTGCTAACACTAAACGCGCATCCTGATTGCCTGGACCGATAATCTTGCAATAGACAAAAGCTTTCATAGGTGTTGGTGGTGTATGTCGCTCTGCGTTGCTCTGCGTTAACGGATTGGACGCTCAACGCAGAGCTGGTTAGGGTTTAGTGTGCTGGCTGTGGCTGTGACGGAGCTAGGCTTGAACTATCAATTGCCAGCCGGTGTAATCCACGCCATAGCTCTACGGACATGGTTTCGCCGTAGGTGCGTACGACAATGGTGTATTTCGGTTGATTGCCGTTGTGGCCATACACGTCCAAGGTAGCTATTGGACCAGCGGCAATGGCGCGGTTCTTTTCGCGCAAGAAGAATTTGAAGGTGCTATTCGTCATCGCTACCGAACGAACGTTCTGGCGTGACCAAGCTAACGGCCTGTTGTTCAACGGCTTTCAGCAAGCCGGCAACGGTAGTGCGCATGTCAACGTCCTTGCCAGAGACTTTGGCAGGCACAATTTGAAGTGCGGCCTTGGCTTGGTTAACCAGAGTCGCTAGCTCTGAATCCCCAACTACGTCACGTGCGTTGAACGTGGCCACAAACTGGCGTAGCGCGTCGAACGTGTCTGAACGTAGACGTTGGCCGGTTTCGAGCCGTTCGATCAGCCCTTGGACTAGGGCAACGAAAGCGGAGCGCAATTCATCTCTGGCCTCTTTGGCAACCTTCTCGAGAACGTCTGTGGTCATGGTGACCTTGATGACGTCCATACGTAGGCCGTAGGAAGTGACAATTTCATCTTTGGTAGGGTACCATTCTGGCCGGAACAGTTCGCCAAGGCCGCCATCAGAGATTGGTGCGCGTGCAGAATCGACGATAGCAGGCCATTCTTCAGCAAGTTCCTGAAGAAGGACACGCAACTCCGCAAGTCCTTGCTGGACAATGTCTTGGATACGCGGGATAACGCCTTCCTTGGCCAGGTAGAGCCTTAGCGTTGGGGCACGAACCGCGTACATCAACGCGTTAGCACGCGTGTTGCGGAGCAAGCTTTCGATCTTGTCGATTGTCGCTGATCTAGCGATACAGACACGGCCTTGGATTAACTCTGTATCGCGTTGAGCCGCAAGCGCATCCGCAAGTGCGGTATGGTTAATGGTGCGGATTCTGGACCAAGCGCTTGCGGACACAGAGACACAGACGGTATCTGGCCGAACCGTGATCGTAGGGGCTTTTGTTGTGGTCATGGTGTTTGTCATGGTTTCAGTGTTCGTGGTGCTCATGGTCATGGTGTTGGTGATGATGGTGTTGGTGTTGTGCCTGGCTAGGCAATCGGCTCCGTTGTACCGACTCTGAACCAAGCAAAGCTGGTAGTTCAGCTAGCATACGTTCGGCCGCAAGGTGGTCGGCCGATGCAATGCTCGACGTTCTGATGATGACGCGCCCGTCCTCGGTGATTGTGATATCAATGGTATTCTTCATAAGACGCAATTTGGCCTTTGCTGGCTAATGGTGTTGTTAACGTTGTACCACGTGACACTGCGGTTCTTGATAATGGCCACGTATTTGACCAATCCGCACTTCTGGCAACGCCATACGTGTGTGCCAATGCTGTCAACGCGGAGCCAAGTCCAACGGTGGTTTTTCCTAGTAGCATTCATTTCGTTATCCTCAATCCCTGTGGTGTTGACTGGACCTTCCATCCGTACCTAAGGGCCTGTTGCCGAACAATTTCTGTGGCGATTGACCGGACATGGGCCTTTGGATTGGCGCCGACTAGTGTGGCGGTTTCGCCGTCAACGTTCAGCGTAGTCCCATCCTGATGTACCCACTTTCCGCCTTTGTTCTGCCAGCCCTTGAGGCGGGCAACTGCGGCGGTGACGTGTTTAGCTGGCCACTTAAGGGCAAGCTTAATCTCGATTCTTGTCCAGCAAGGCATGGTTCCGTTCCCCCATTGATCAGTCGGTGAATTTCCTTGTTTGCGGTGTTAACGGGCAAACTTTGCCCGTTTTAGCGGAAAGCCAACGGCCTGCGGCGGCCTGTTGAAGTCTTGCACGCAGTTCGGCGGCCACAACGCCGACTGGCGTGATTCTTTCCATCACTTCACGGATGGGGCGGCCTGTGGCTGATGCGATGGTGCAAGCCATTGCAATGTCACTACCTGCGTATCCTTCACTAGCCGCGGCCAAGTCGGTCCAATTGTCGTCGATTTTGCACTTCCAGCCCCACACAGCCCAGATTTTAGCGCGGTCCATTGTGTCTGGCAAGTCGCAAAACCAGGTTCCAAGAGCGAACCTACGTCTTAATTCTGGTGGGACTGAATCAATCCCGTTGGACGTTGCAATCACCATCACGCGTCCAAGCCCAGCAATTGCGGCCATGGCTCTGCGGACACGTTGTTCGGATTCACCTACGTATGAACCCTTCAGACTTCCAAGGTCGAGTTGCACGACTGGCACGCCAAGGCGTAGGCCGGCTTGTTTCGCCGATTCACTTTTGCCTGTGCCTGGTGGGCCGACTAGGATTAGACCGAACATCCTGTACTCTTGCATTGTCGTTAGGATCACGGAAAGCTGATCCTGCGTAACGCCGGAGCTGTCGCCCCTTCCAGCAAGCCCATAGCCGGCAATGGCCTTCTCGATTTCGTCCATCCATACAACCGCTTGAACCGGAAAGCGGCTGATCCAGTCGGTCAATCCTTCCAAGCCAGGAAGTTCAACTGGCTCTGGCTGGATCACACGGAGCCCTGCGGTAGCCAACATTTGAGCCCTGGCGATTTGTGCCGCGGCCATATCGATTTGCTTTGACCTTGCTGATGCAACCGCGGCAACGGCGGCAACTTGTTCAACGCCAAAGCGTGTTAATCCACGCAGGTAGGGCGTTAGATTTTGAACAATCTTGTCGGGTTGGAGCCCAGACTCTTTGGCTATTTGAGACGATGCAAAGTAATCATTTACAACGGCTTGCGCCAATTGTGTAGATGTATTGTCGTCAGGCAATGGCAGGGAAACTTGGATGAAATCGGCGGCAATAGAAGGCGGCGGCAAGGTGCCGCTTGGCACCACAAACACCAGCGTTGAACCTACGGCGGCCAGTTTCCTTCTGGCAAGCTGACACGCAGCGGCAAAGGGAACATCATTTTGAAGGCCTTCACCAAGGCGGTTGGCCACGTAGAGTGTCCTTTCCTGTGGCGCTTCAGCAATCTCAAGTATCGCATCAGTTGGATTGAGAGAAGGTGGTTCCTTCCTGCCTTTGTCCCATCCTGTGACAGGCGACCACGTCCAAGTCTTTGGTGGTTTGGCGCCGTTGGTTACGGCGGCAACAGTGTAGTCTAACGCCTCTAATGTGTCTGGTGCCTGAAGCCAGATTAATGGAGCCCTGGCTGTCCATGCTGCCTTGATCAATTCTTGCGCATTCATCATACGGCATAAAGTTTACGCAATGCGTTGCGCAATGTCAAGCGCCTTTCTTTTTGCCCCTATAGCGCCAAATGTTTATGCCAGCGATGGCTAAAACCTTCAGTCGGATTATGACTGCGTGCGTTTAAGCGCGCGCCAGCCACGTTCAAGCCTGCGGGGTAGAGTGAAAATTTGTGTTTCCCTTGGACTTGTGCATTGCGGTATCAAAAGATTGCGGCCTAGCGTGTGTTTTCTCTGCACTTGCGATGCGTTGAGTCTAGAGAGCTTGTTTTGTGTGCGCTTGCGGCTTGTTCGTGTGAGTCAGCGATTAAGCCGGCGCCTGTGTTTTATTCCCTTAGACTTGATGCTAAAGTTTTGAGCAGGGTTGAGATCAACTGAGAAGAATGGATCTTCAGCTTTGAGGATTTCCAAGGACTTCCTTGAATTACGTACTCCTTAAATTACGTGCTCCTTAATCTACAAGGTAGGCTACTCTGAAACTAAGGATGCCCAGATCGCGGAGGTACCTGAGCCCGCCCTTGGGCAGCATAGGCCCATCCCCTAGGGCCTGCGGTTTTATGAACTAGGCTCTAAGGTTCGCCTGTATGCTGCTCAAGGGCAGGCTTTGGATACCCAGATCGCGTCTGGCCCCTCGCCTCGCCCTACGGTCGTGGGGACCGTGCAGCCCGTGGGTCCTGGCGGGGTCCACGGTTGGTCAGACTCTCAGAGGGCCGCCACCCTCTCCCAGCCGCGCTCTGACCTTTCGGCCCACGCTGCCCGGCATGGCCATCCCGCTTCCGGGCTTGGTCTGGCAACCGCAGAGTGGCTAGCGGCGTTGGGCTATCCCCGCACTCACCGCTCTGGCCGGTGTTGGACACCGGATCGACTGTGCTGGTGCTTGAGAACGCCGATATCAACTCTCGGACGCGGAGTCATCTGACCAGGCACAGTCTGCTGCCTGACTGAGGGGCAGTATAGGCATTGCTTCTGTCTTGTCAAGGGGTCTTGTGCGAGGCTTTGCGAAGTTGGGCTTACTAGCAAGGTTGGGCTTTGGCATGTACGACGGCGCACTGCTGTTGGTGGTTGCGGCGGGCTCAAGATTCAGAATGCCCCTGCAATCGCTTTAAAACGGCCTAGGATCGATTTTCTTTGGCGTCGGCTATGGTGTGTCCCCTTGAGGACTAAGGCGGCTGGCAGGGCGATTCCGCGGCTTCTGGCGGCCTTGCGCATGGGTTCACCCGCACGCGGTCTGCGGTAACGCCTCTGATCGAACCGCCAGCATCTTTTCTCCTGGCCAGCCGCTGATGCATACTCACGCAAATTGCGGCTTGCTGTCAACCGCTCAGAGGTTTCAAGCCACTGCAAGCATGTTTTGTGCCAATTTGGCGATAAAAACAACTTTTGACCCGTGTTGCTGACTAGCAACGTTCGGCACTTGACAGCGCAAAAACAGGTGTTGACAAGAAGTGCGCGCACGTGTATAAAGGCGGCAGTCTTGCGAAAGATGGTGCGCAAGACTGATTGAGAGACGGAACCACAAACACAAACAAAGCCATGACCAAGCAGTACCAAATTCAACCCGTCGATGACCCTGTCGAAATCATGTCGGCCCAGCCTGCCGCAGTTGCGCAGCAGCCTGAAATCGTGACCTACCTTGAGAAGGCTGCCGTTGACGTGCAGGTGGCCACCGCCAAGGCCTATCCGCGCGATCGGCAGAAGGCCATGCAGGCCATTGTGGCCGAGGCCCTGATGGATTCGGAGTCCATGGTTTACACTCTGCGCTACCGGGACCGCGAAAGCGGAGAAACCAAGGTGGTCAAGGGGCCCTCTATTAGGCTTGCCGAAATTATCATGCAAAACTGGGGCAACCTGCGTGTGTGGGCAACGGTCATTGAGAGTCGTCCGGAATACATCCGCGCTCGAGGCTCTGCCTGGGACGTTCAGACGAATGCGTGGGGGAATGAGGAAGTGATCGTGCCCACGCTTGATCGCCATGGAAAACCGCTCCACGATCGTCTGCGCATCATTTACCAGCAGGTGGCCATTTCCAAGGCGCTGAGGAACGCGATTCTTCGCGTTATTCCTCGTTCTGTGGTTAACACTGTAATGCAAGCAATCGAGCGCCAGCAACCTGTAACGCCAAAGGCCATTGCGGGCATCCGCGATTGGCTGCGGCGTGTTGGCGTATCAGAGATTGTGGCATGCCGTGTGGTCGGGGCGCAATCGCTGGACAACCTAACTCCTGCACAATTGTCCACGCTGCGTGGGATTTATGCAGCTATTCGCGATGGTGAGATGACGGTTGAGGAAGCGTTTGCCACTGAGGTATCCGAGGAGGCTGACGCAACTGAGTCGCAAGAGACGCACACTCAGCCAAAGCAAGAGCCACAGGAATCCCCTGCTGGCCCGGAACCCAAGGTCGCTCAACAGCAAAGCCAGCCGCGGGCCACCGGTGGTCGATCCAGGGGCGCCGCCGCCAAGGCCAATGTTGCAGCCACTGCTGATCAATCTGTGTCGCAGCAGCAGAAGCAGGTTCAACAGACCAATATGGACCGCCCGTTAAGCAAATCGGAGAAAATTGAGAAGCTTTTGGCTGTGGCACAGTCCATGGGGCTTGACCGTACTGGTTTAGCAGAAGCGGCCAAGAAGGTCGGCTGGGGCGCTGATTTTTCGCAGTGGCCAGAATCGAGGCTCGACTCACTGTTAAGTGATCCTGCGTCTACGATCGAAGGCCTGAAAAACCTAGCAGCTAGCACATCTTCGCAGGCACCGAAGGTTTCGGTTCAACAACCGCAGACACAGCGTGCTCCGAAGAACGAAGAGCAGGGAACCTTTATTGACGATTTGCTAGTGTGAACAACCGGCCAGCTACGAGGCCAGCGACATGGAAACGCCTACTTTCCAATCCACTATAGTCGATGAGAGAGCCGGCCTTCCATCCGCATCTCGACTTTGGCTGATTGCCAAATGTCCGGGGTCGTGGAAGATCCAGGAAACCGTACCACGCGCTGAAACCGATGCGATGCGTGATGGAACGGCCATGCATGCCGCCATTGAATGCATTGCCCGCGGAGAAACGATTCCTGAGCCGCCCATGCCCAAAGGGTTGAGCGATGTGGAGCGAATCAAACGCGAGCTTAACTGGGGCAACATGGCAATCAACGCCTACAACGCGATGCTGTGTGTTGCGCATGCAGCCGGAATGTCAGAAGAACATGCTCAGCAGTACGTTGAGCATCGCATGTTCATCAATTGGAATGGTAGTAAAATCGGTAGCGCCAAGGCTGACTGCCTGTGGTACAACCCGTCTACCAAAGATCTGCTGGTGATCGATTACAAGACAATCCAACAGCCACATCGATCCATGCTGGAGGATATCGGGGAAACTGCGGACAAATCATGGCAGATGTGGGCCGCAGTAACTGGTTACATTGACCAGTATTTATCCGGAGATGTATCGCAGGTTCGACGCGCCCGGCTGGTCTACATTAAAATCCCGCTGTACAACCTAGAAGGCCCAATTGAGTGTGAAGACTCAGACTGGATTGGGCATGAAACGGTTGTGAGCAAGACCATGACGGTGAAGGCGCTGTTCATGGCCGCCATGGATGATGACACCACCCTCATCGCTGGCTGGCATTGCAAGTGGTGCCAGGCCAAGCACGTTTGTGTAGCCAGGCTGCAAGGGTTCCTTTTGGGTGCAGGACAGGAATCGAGCCGGGCCATGCTGCAGTCAAACCCGCGTTTGGCCAGCATCATTATGCATTACCGCAGTGATCTTGAGGCCATGATTGAGGGGGCGAAATCCGTGTTGCTGTCTCTCTCAGATGACGAGCTGGAAGAACTCGGTTGGAGAAAAGCGCCGCCCGCAAAACGCGAACAGATTACTGACACCGTAACCGCGTTCAATGTGTTGCGCGATCGCGGGCTTGGAGAAGAGGTGTTGCTCCGCTGCTGCAACATGTCTGTAAGCTCTCTGGTGAAAGAGATCGCCATGGCATTTGAAATGTCTGAAGGCGAAGCGCGCGATTACATTGCCAGTGCCATTGGCCATTGTCTGAGAGAGAGCGGGGATGGCACACCGCGGTTGCTGAAACTCAAAGGCGCGCGCAAGCCGTCTCTCAATCTCTATACTACGGAAGAATCAAATGACTTGCCAATAGGAGAACTCAGCAATGAGTGATAAGACCATTCAATTGAACCCAAAAGAAGAAGCCGCGTTTGACCGCATCTTTAGGGCCATTGTGCAGGTGGAATCTGGCGGCAATCTGAAGGCTGTAGGTGATAATGGCAAGGCTATCGGCCCTGCGCAAATCCACATGGCCTATGTCAGGGATGCGCAAGATGTAGATCCGGGAATCACGCCCGACATGCGTTGGACACTGGAAGGCAGCAAGCGCATCATGCGCGCCTACATGATTAGGCACAAGGTGCCGCTGACCAATGCGGAAATGGTGGCCCGTGTGCATAACGGGGGGCCACAAGGGCACCTAAAACCGGCAACGCTGGTCTATTGGAAGAAGGTCAAGAGTGCGCTGAATGCACTGAAATAACCCGTAGTGCTCTATGAACCCCACACATTCCTACTACATCTTGGAGGTGCCCTCAGATTGCCCGCGGGTCCTGTTCAAGTACTACTTTACCAATCTCGATGTGGCTTGCATGGCGGCTGCATCACACACCGGTTTACAGCCGCGGTTGTGGGAAGTCACAACACAGGTTGTGAATGGAATACCGCGGCTGTATTGGCAAAGAATCATGTACGAACTGTTTGCATAGGGGGCGTAGCTATGAACGTTACCGTTGAAACCAAGGCATTGCGAGAGGCGTTGTCAATTGTAGCTCCGGCGGTGCCCAAGGGAGCAATCACGCCGGCGCTGTTATGCGCGCGCGCGCGGGTGTTGCAAAAACCTAGCGGAAACCCAGGTTATCCTGGGATTCTAGAAATTTGTTGCACCGGGCTGGACGCGCGCATGGCAGTGGAAATCCCGTGCAAGGTCAACGAGGACAAAGCGCGGGATGTGCTGCTGCCGATGATTACCGCTATGCCTTTAGTAAGGCTGATGCATCAGGAGAAGACACACATATCCTGGGTGGCTGATAACCAGGTCATGCTGGTAGCTGAAGACCTGGAATACTGCCTGGATACGCCGAATCCAGAAGATTTTCCGGCTGACATGGCCAGTGTAGACGGAAGTTGGTACAACACGAATGCTCCTCTGCCGACTAAGCCATACATAACTGTGAGTTTTGCCGCGGAAGAATGGATTCGCATGTTGCGGGGAACACGTTATGCCGTAGCTACAAACAAAGAGAGTCGATATGTGCTGCAGTCCATACTGTTTGAGTTCCAGGATGAGACATTGCGCCTGGTATCGACAGACGGCAAACGACTTGCGCTGGTCAACAAGAAGATTGACCGCACTACTAAGGGCGTGCTGTGCTATGTAGTGCCAGAACTTGCCGCTGACCTGCTGATTCACTCTCTAACGCTGGCGACGCGGAAAGACAGTATGGTGCACCTGACGCTGGATAACGATCACATTGTCATGGAGTGCTCTGAATGTCGCGGCGTGGGAAGCCTCAGCCTAAAGGCCAAGCTGATTGATTATGAGTACCCTGACTACAGCAAGCTTCTCAAGGACATGACAGTGAAAGCACAGCTTACCGTGAATCGATCCGATTTGCTGAAGGCGGTTCAGCGTGCGTCTTTAATGGCGCGTGATCCGTTGGCCTTCGGCATCTTCATGACATTCGGCCAGACCATCGGAATTCGATCCGTTGGCCACATGTATGGCCGAGCTTCAGAGCGAGTGAAAACACTCTCATATGAGGGGGAAAAGATAGAAGTCCGCATCAACCCCCAGTATGTGCTGGATTACCTGGATGTGACGGGCGATGAGACCATTCGCATTGAGGTATATGGGGACACCTGGCCCGTCTTTTTTGTCGACAGCCAGAACCAGCAGTGCTGCTACATTATGCCTTTGATGAAGAATGTGTGATGTTATCTCATCATTGCGTGTACTATGAGTGAACCCGCGATCCCAGAGCAAGGGCCCAACACGCCTGCCGACCGTGATATTGCCAAAATGTTCGAGCGCGGCCTGCAGGTGCCGCTGCTGCAGCCACAGGCACAGGCGTCGCTAACTCCTGTCCGCCGCCGTTTCTACGATCCTATTGAGATTGATGAACAGACGGGTCAACCCGTGCTACAGCCGGTATTGCGACAAAGGATTGTGCGTGAGCTGGCCAGCCCGAAGTGTTCGGCGCTTAGAGGGTTCCAGCTCCAAAGAATCTACATGAAACAACCTGGCTGGGGATTGCGCGGCTGGGCACGCGTGCTTGTGGAAGCTGAAATACAGGCCAAAGAACTTGCGCCGGAGTATTGTTTCGTCGCTGAGCGCGTGGAATCAGATGGAGAATGGTACGCTGTAGTATGGAAGGAAAGTCGTTCATCCGCTGAACGTGAATATGTGTGCACCGTGTATCGCCCGTCGTCCGATCCCAATGATCCGACCGCGCTCAAGATTGCAAGCGAAATTGCAGAGGCGCTGAATTACGTTCACGGTGTTCCCGTCACGCAAAGCCAGCAGTAGGCAATACATATGTTTCGCGTAGTAACACGTGACGATCACGCAGCCCTGGTCAGAACAGGATCTGAACCAGGAACGCAGGATATTGCCTTGCTGCGGGCCTCAGGGCCGATTGAGACGGCATACCTGCATCTTGTGGCCACGCTGATTCGCAAGATGATTCCACAAACGACCCCCTGCGTTGTTGGCGTGGTTTACAAAATCCCTACAGGATACACGTTCGAGTGCAGAGGTGTCTGGGACAAGAAGGATGAGGCTCGACGTCACTACGACACGATGCCTATTCCGCCAGACGCTCATGGGAAGATGATGGTTTGTTTTGATGGCTCGACGCTATGGCAGCCTGCGTAAACATTGGCCAGGGCAATCGCCATCCGGAGCAATCGACATGAGGCTCGGCTATAAAATCGTCATGGAAGGAATGCGCGGCCTGCTCTACAGTCCGTTTGCGCCGGAATCTTCAGCCCTGACGTACCCCGTGGGCCAATGGATCGAGCCACAGCCTGGCTGCGGGCCACTGTTCTGCTATGCTACGGCTGATCAGGCGGCCAAATTTGCGGATCTCATGAGTCGTTATATCGGAGTGAATTGCCAGAAACTCAGCATGTATGTGTGTGAATATGAGCCATGGCGTGAAAAGCTGCGCAGAGCAAGGACTCTCTGCTACAACCTTGAACCCGTATTTGGCTGGACACGTGATGGTGACTATCTGCACTTGAGCGATCTCCTGTCCCCTATGGTGCGGGATGTGATGTGGGGACTACGGCTATGCAGTCGTATACGTTTGATCCGTGAAATCCAAACCGGAGAATGAGTTATGATCGCAACACTACTCGACATCCTGGAGTTCGTGGCATTAGCCATATTCCTGGCCTGGGTCATAGTCATGGCGTCCATGATCATCCTGCTGAGCTTGACGCGATGCAAGACTTGTGGCGCGTGGCACATTAACGATCCATGTCCCTACAAGCGGCCAGACAAAGATCAGGAGTGCCGGCATGAAACCAATAGCATCCATCACAATTGACGCCACGCAAGCACAGCGCCTGCACGCGCGCCTGTCAGACATTTTGACAGGCTACGATCCTGGCGAATATGATGAGCTATGGCTGTATGCGCGTGGTGATGAATACGAGCGCACGTTGCGTTGTGTTCTATATCTAGAGCCCGGGCTAATGGTGGCCCTTGATAGTCCTGCCATAAACGCAGCCCCGCCAGCAAAGAACAGGCCGAAAGCTGTCAGAATGCGCCCCATCCATCTGTTCAGAACGCTGGACGCATTGATGGGATGCGGAAACAACATTAAAATCACCATATTTAGGTTGAATTCTCAGGATAGGGATGCGCGAGTTCGGCTTGCCCCACTAGCAGATGGTAGGCCCTGCAAAAGTAATACAGAACCCATTCAAGCTATCTTAACGCGCCCCATTTGCAATGAGTGCCAAATACGGTATTGCTATGATGACGAGCCAGTGCTAACGATTGCCACTGATAAGAACATGTTGCAGCTACTCTATAATAGCTGGAAGTCGTGGAGCAAGGCTGTGCGTCGCGGTATTTGCATTATCCAATTCTACCCTCCGTCGATGAGTGCCAAATGTAGGGCGGACATATCCATAGACTGCAGTAACCGCTGGAGTCCATCAGCGATGGTAGGGTTAAGCACTGCCTTCAACATTCAAACCGCAGTTCGAGCCAAGTGTTTCGAGCGAGCCATTCGCTGCCTAGAACCTGAGTATGCTGTAGACATGCACGTCCTTTCGTCGGGATACGCCCGGCTGGCTCTAGAACAGATCAACACACAGGCGTTGCTGTTTCTTTAACTTTAACCCACTACCTTGACACTTGTGGCATATGATCATCAAGTTCGACGTGGCAGGCAAACCGGTACCGCGCGGTAGTAAACGAGCCTTCCCCATTCGTCGCAAGGATGGCTCCTTGGGCGTTGCTGTATCAGACAACACAGGAGAGAGGGGGCGACTGTGGATGGCCATGGTACAAGAGGCGGCCCGGAGTGCATTGCCGTCAGGCTGGGTCCCGCGTTCTGAGCCGATTAGGCTTTTCATCGTCTTCAGGTTCCGAAGACCAAAGGCACACTACACAACCAGGGGGGCGGTGAAGTCCTCTGCTCCAGCGTATCCGACCGTCAAGCCAGACCTAACCAAGCTCTTGAGGGCCGTTGAGGACGCGCTAACCGGTGTGGTCTGGCGTGATGATAGCCAGATCATCTATCAGGCAGTCGTCAAAGAGTATGCCGATGTCAACATGACATCTGTTGTCATTAAATTCTTGTCAACCACCCCAGACTGAAATCTGGGGTTCCAGGCACTTAAATTTCTATGAACCACAGTGATCTTGCAGAACGTCTGGCTGATTACGCCTGGGCCATCGCAGCTAACGACAGAAGCACCTTGGAGGTCTTTCGCAAGGTTGTCGAAGCAGGCGGAGGGTCATGGGAGGATGATGGCTACCAGGTTACGTTGACTGGCCCGTCGGGCATCCGCGGTGGCTTCACCCCCGGCCATGAAGACCCCGTAACGGCTTGCGTAATGGTAAATTTCATGCTGTTTGGGCAATTCTGGGCGCAGGTACCTCCGGCAGCCAAGGCGCTGGAGGTCATCAACAAGCGCTGGGCAACCCACGTTAAAGCGCAGAAAGAACGCCGAAGGCCCCAGAAGAATGCAAGGAATGAACCAACAGATTCTCTGCAACTCCCGATGGATTTATAAGCCATGATCACTACAGGCCAAGTAGATCGCTGGGCTCGGAGGCGGGCTCATAAGGTTGTCGGGCATCCGGCTGGCTGCATTTGCCGGTTCTGTGCCGCCATCCGCGTCCGAGTGAAGCGGGCCTGCCGGGCAAGACTTTCTGCTGCTGGGGCACCCCAGCCCCGCGGCGGACAAACGGAAGCAGGGGCGTGAGTGGGCGCGATAGACCCGGAGTGCTTTCTATGGCTAAGAAAACTTCTGGCAAAAAAGTCTACATCCCCATGCTCATAATGAAATGGTCCTCGGTCATTGTCGACTGGCCGGCGGGTATCACAGCTCTCAAGTATGACCTAAGACGGAATGGTTCGGTCGGTTTTCTACCGGTGTATGAATCGGTTGGAGAACTGACCAAACACTGGGGCGGAGATGCCCCGTACATCACGGTGGAGGTGATTCAGGATGACGAAAGTCCCTAACGCATTGCGAGCAGCAGGCTTCAAAAGCCCGGACGAAGTGCAGCGAGTACTGCGGAAGATCAGCGCTGTTACCGAAGCCGATGAGGCGTGGGAGCAGGTTAGAACCAAACTGGTCATGCGTTATCACATGGACTTGAGCCAAAACTACAAGCCGACCAGGGAAACGTGGGAATTTGTGAAAGCGATCGCCGCGCTGGCAGAAGACGACGCGCTGGACGCCATCGCGCGCCGCATGCTGTCCTCTGGTGGCCCCACCCAGCGCCCAGAAGAGAAAGAGAAGACCAAGCCCTAGTCTTTGGCATTTTGCTTCTGGGTGATACTTGCCGAGCGCCGCAAAAGATTAGTGGGCTCGTAGCACGTCACGGTCAGAAGCATACCATTGATTGCATGCACGCGCTTAATCCCGCGCTTCAAGTAGTGCAAGCCCAGTAAACGTCGGATGATCTTCCTGGCGGTGTTGATCCCAATGCCCCACAGCTCCGCCCACTCCGGGCCCGTAAGACACTGGGCGCATTTACGCTGAGGCAAGACAGGCTTATCAGGCCGTAGCAGCCGAATCACGCGTTCCAGCGTGATGTCAGAGCTGTATGACTTGAGGCTTGGTTTCTTCGAGTTTGAAGATGAACTTTTGGACATTGATCGATCCATCCTTAACGCCAAAACGCAGAGCACCAAATTCAGGCACCATCCTGAACGGGCCCCTCCGAATCATGTACCTGGTCTGCATCTGCCAGCAGGGCACGATGTAACCCCGCTGACGACTGAACTCCACGCCCACAAAGTAGTGGACGTGACCTCGTAGGACGACGTCCACGCGGTGCTTGCTGGTCTCATTCAATAATGCGAAGACCAGCTCTCTGGCTAAAGGAGTGGTTTTGTACCAACCGCTCCCAATCTCAATGTGGTGGGCAAAATGGAATGTTTTGCCTCCGATGCGCAGGAAAATCTCCTCAGCGCTGCGTGAGCCGTAAGGCCCCACAACTTCAGCGCTGATAAGCTCGCCAAGGATAGATTCCAAGGGACGACCGCCTGCGTCTACGTGATAGCCGGTGCCGTTGATCAGCAGTACCTTGTCAGCCTTGAACATCCGCAGCAGGTCTGCAGCAGCGAACAACTGGTCTTCCAGGTCAGTGGACCACTGTTCTGTCCCGCGCGTTTTGGTCCCTTGTCCGTCGATCGCATCGCCGCAACAAACCAAGATGTCAGGCCTCCGCCATTGTTCGGCCAGCTTGGCCCAAACCTCATACAGCGCAAGCTGAGCCCTTGAGGGGCTTTACTCGCCCCCCTGTTTCAGGCTCAGCTTCTTGGGGCACAGAGCCAGCCTCGACCCGACATGCAGATCGCTTACGCATACAATCGTTTTAGTTGTTGACGTTGCGCGTTGCGATGCGCGCGCGTGTGTCTTCATGCACAAAAGTACACCCCGCTTGGTTGGAAGTCCAAGAATAGCAACGAGTTGCGTGGACAAGGCCCGGCTGCGAACACGAAATTGCACGATACGTCATGTTTGCGTCGTGGATGCAAAAAGAGAGAGGCGTGCCGCGCGCCGAGAGCCATCACGCCATCGCGCGGCACGCCTTGTGGGCTGCCTTTAGGGGTCTCCCGAGGGTACCTAGACGCTACCCAATCAATACATAGCATATGGGCGCTTGCCCGTCAAGCGTCCTCCTCTTGCGAATCCACCTGCCTTGCAAATAGAGCAAAGCTCGTCAGGTAGCGCGCAAGCACAACTGCAGACGCATCAGCGCCGTACTCGTACCACAGACGCTCCATGCTGTTCAGATGACGATCCAGGGATTGCCAGGGCGTTATCTGTCGCCAGCCAGGCCCGAGCATGCGCAGGGCTGCCTTGGGTGTGTTGACTCGAATCGCATCGTAGATTGCGTCAGCAAACTGTGGGGTGGCTTGGAACGCGATCACAACCGCTGGCCGATTACACACCGCGCATTTGACGGCAGCGTGGTCCAGTTCGTCGTTGTTAACCCTTTGCCAGCAGCACATGGTGGCAAAGCAGGTGACGGATCGGTCTGTTGGTTTTGGATGCTTGGTTTTCATAGACGCTCCACTACAACACCAAAAAATCCAGGGCGGCTAGGAATGCAGACCAGATAACGTTTGTGCCGGACATCCCCTGCTTGAAGTGCGCGGCACACCAGGCAGAGCAGGTCCAGTGGGACAGGCAGTACAATCCAGCCGTACCGACGCACCTGTTCTTCTCGTTCGAGCGTGTCATTGGTAAACACGGGCTCATTGCGTGCAAGGATAACCGCTGGATCGTTCATAAACAATCGCGGTGCCTTTAGAATCACAGAACGACAAAGCCCGTCATTGCAAAATTCTGGCTCAATCAACTGAGCCGGATACATGCCGCAGTGCAAACACCGGGTCCACTGGTCTGTCTTGGCAAATGTCCCATCTGGCATCCAGATCGATGCAGCCATGACGCGTTCGCCAACGCATTCAGACAAACAGCACGGCGACAGCAAGCCTTCCAGCGATGACAGCATCAGCCTGGCGTCAGACATTGGCGGTCTTGGTTTGCAATTCAATTCGTTGGCACGTCCTAAAGAAGACAAACGGCACCGTGTCTGTTGGGCCGTTTCGGTTTTTGGCTATGATCATTTCCAGCCCCACAATTGGCTCCTGGCTGTCTTCCTTGCGGAGCAACGCGATGATGTCCGCGTCTTCTTCCACCACTCCGCTGTCTCGAAGGTCTGCAATGGACGGATAATCGCTGCGCGCGGCATTTCGGTTGAGCTGGCTGATCAGGATGATGGGAATGTTCAGCTCTTTAGCCAGGGCTTTGATCTGGTGACTGATGTGCGCCACTTCTTCGTTTCGATTGGCATGCCTTCGGGAACTGTGCAACAACTGCAGATAGTCGATGACCAAAAGCTTGATGTTGAATCGCATGGCCATGATGCGCGCAGATGCGCAGAGCTCTCCTATCGAAATTCCAGAACGATCGTCAATCACAATCCTATCGCGATACATGGCCATGCGCATGGCGCAGGAAGCAAGACGATTGACTTCATCCTTGGTAATGGTGCCGCCGCGGGTAAAACGTGTGTCAACGCGCGCCATGGAACACAACATGCGAGTCACGATGTCCTTGCGGCTCATCTCCAGTGAGAAAATGCCAACAGAGAAGTCATTGCCATTTCGCTCCATGGCATTCATGGCGACGTTGAGCGCCATGGCAGTCTTGCCCACGCTGGGGCGGGCGGCCACAATGATCATGTCAGGCGCACGAAGGCCACCGATAATGCGATCTAGATCAGAATAGCCCGTGGTGGCCCCCATGATGACATCGCCATTCATCACACGCCCCAAATCCTCATCAATCTCTCGTAATGTCTGCGTGATGGGCACGTAATCGACTGTGTTAGATTCATCTCGAATCGTGGAAAGCTCGGATACGGCGCGGCTGTAAAGTTCATCTGGCGGTGTGTCATCCGTCCATGCCATGGCGAGTTCTTCAAGCCTCTTGCCATAGGCAATCAATTGCCGACACAGATAACGAGCGCGAAGGATGTCATGGTAATATTCAACGTTGGCCGATGAAGCCGGCGCGTTGGCTATTTCGGCCAAGGCCTGCGCACTCACCAGATCTGCGCCAGAACGACCATAGGAATCTCGGTAGGTTTTAATCCTGTTGTAAACTGAGATGATGTCAGGCTGAACGCCCTGTTGCCAAAGTTCGATGATGGCCTTGTACACAAGCCGATGGGCCGGTTCCCAGAAAATCTTATACCGGTCGCGGATTAGGGAGTAGACGCGCGGTACCACATCTGGATCAGCAAGGCAGGCAGAAAGCAGCGCGCGTTCTGTCTCTGTGTCGTGTGGCGGCAGTTGTTGTTGCACTGCCTCCTTGTTGGCCGCAGATGATTGCACCGTGGAGCGCTTGGCCGCCGAGCCGACTATGCCTGTGGCGGTGGACATAGGCAGGATATTGTAGATGACTGCTGGACATCAGTGTACTGGGCTCAGCCCATCTGGGCAAGCCAAACGGCCCATTTTGCTCGTGCCTCAATGTACTCTCGCTCAGTGTTGAAATCCTCACGTTGTGGCGGAGTTTGAGCTGTATACATGCGCTGGCCAATGATGATGCCCTTCCCGACGTAACGGGCGTTCTCCTTGGCATTTGGCGACGCCAAAGCATTCTGTTTGTCGGCGATGTAGTCTTCCCAGCGCCGCTGGTTCAGGAACGTGCTGGGCATGGGAATGTATTGTCCGCCATCTCTCCGCCACTGCGGGGATTGCTTGGCGATCTCCAGCCCCATCAGAATGCGCTCCAGCGGAGCCACGCGCAGCGCCCGTACGAACGCCCGAAGGGCAATGGTCTTGTGCCATGTCCGCCCCTTGACCTTCGGGTACGCTGACCAAAACTGATTGAATTTCTGGAGCGTCTCCTCGCTTATGACATCACCAACATCGGCCAGCTTGAAGCTCAACCTGTGCTCATTGTACTCCTGCAGCGCTTGCAGCCTGCGCGCATCTGAACGCACAGATTTGGCGAATTCCACAGGAATGCAATACCCTTCAGGGCTGATCTGCACAATCCCGCGGCTTACCAAATTCTGAAACGCACTCAGTATCTGCTGGTGGCTGAGAAACAAATCCGCGTAGTGTTCAACGCGGAAAGCAGACGGACCATCCTTCCAATAGGACTCAACCAGCTTCAGGAGCAGCCCGGCCTCAATCAGGCTGAGCCCCTCTTGATAGCCGATGGCCCGCAGAATCTTTGCCCCTGGCTTGGCAGCAGCCTTGCTATTTGCGCTATCGCCAGTGTCGGCGGCAATAGCATCAGGAGTCGTGTTCATATGCGCCCCCCCCTTTATGCCCAATCAATCAACGTCTGATTCTGCAACCTGCCCTTCCCGTTCCTGCTCTCCGCCATGTACAGCACCGCCACCAGCAGTGCGCGATGCTGCCACCATAACCAGCAACTTCTTCAATCGTCGCTTCTTCCGCGACAAATAGCGGAACGGCTTTTCGCGGCGCACAGAGTTTAGGATGTAGGACTTCCACGCGGGCCACGTAGAGGGATTGAAGCCGGCGGCATTCAAAACCGCAGAAACAACCTGAATCGAGTGGTCTGCCCAAGTTCGCTCATGGGCCATGCGACAAATGGTCCGCATGCAGACGCCACTGCGGTGGCTGATTTCCTTGTAGGCAAGCGCGCGGCCCGTCTTGAGGTCCCTAGCCAGCGTAATCACAAGCCACGGAGGGAACATGTCCAACATCTGAAGAAGTGTCTTCCCATAGTCCCCTCCTTGCACTGCAGCCACAGCCTGCTGCTGCTGCTGCTGCTGGGCCACATCCTCTACAGGCCGCGGTTCCTCGACTGTTGGTTGTTGAGTCGTAGAAGCGGTAGTGTCGCGGTTCATCATGCCGCCATCCTACACGAACATGCCTTCCGTGTCAATTGACCGATGATGCAGGTTTGCGGCGGCCTACTAGCAAGGAGTCGCCACTAGGCTTTGCCAATTGGCATGCGTAATGCTCTTGCGGGTTCCTTGCGGCCTGCGACCAGCCGGCGCTCTACGATGCGGCCCAAGCGCGGGATTGGTCGATGTTCGGCCATTCCAGCCCTGGCGGCGCCCGCGCCAGTGCCAATACGGACTCGCAGCAGTCTGCCGACCAAGGGCGCCCTCGGGATAGATGGCGCTCGACCAGCCAATCTCCGCCCGGTAATGAGCCCCCTGCGGCCCGGAATGCGCAAGGGCGGTTCTGGCCGACGTAGCACGGTCAGTGGTTCTGCGGCTTCTTCAGCAGCAGCAACAGTCGACCTTGGCCTCGGAATCTTCAGCCTGCGCGTAACGGCCCCGGGCAACGCGCCGCGGATCGATACTGCGCGCCCCGGAATGATCGCCCCGCCGCCTCGCCCGCCAAGGCCAACATCGCGCCTAGTGCCAAGCAGGCTGGAAGCCACATTCTTCGCCCAAAGATAATTGTCATAGGCCTTGGCAATGGCGGTCTTGGCTTCTGGTGTCGCCGTTGCCAGTATCCTGCTGATCTCAGCATCATCCGGCGTTCGGCCATCAGCGACCTGATGGAACGGATTGATGCCCTGTAGCGCAGTCTGGGCGCTGCGTTCCGGATCCACAGATCCACGCTCACGGAAGTAGATTACAAGCTCGTCAATCGCAGCCTTAAGTGCTTGTGGATCTCGCTGCGCAGCAGCCGCCGCAATGTCTGTCAAAATTCTCTGCCGAACAACATCTGGCTGCTCTGAAATCCGAACAGCGGTCTTGGCCTTTTGCTCCGTCGCAACACCCGACAGCGTGGCATAGTACCGGGCCATGCTGCGCGCCTGGCGCAACTCAATGGCTGCGTCACGAGTCTCAGAGACCGCACGAACAAACGGCGTTGCAAACCACACATAACGCGTCAACGCCTGATAGGAGGGTTCAAAAACGTCGCGAATACGGTTCTCAAATGGCCTCTCGGATGTTACCAGGCTGACCAGGTTTTTGCCCGTGTTGAAAATTGTGCTGAAGAAATCGTCGACAAGCCGAACGGCCAAGACGCGGTCAGTCAGCGTCCAACCACGGTTGCCAAACACTACGCCAGCGGCTCGAGCCAATAGGTCGCCAACCAAAGGAAGGCCCAGGAGTACTGAGAAGAACAGAGATCGCTTGGCCAGCGTCCAGTTCTTCCAGAAGTCGAGATCAAACACGGTTGGCACAGTCGGCGGATCGCCAAACACGAACTGCTTGACCTCGTTGGTCGTCTTGATCGAAACCTGGCCAAAGAACAGTACCACCATGGCCAGCCACAGAATTTTCCACAGGGCCAGCAGCAGTTTGTCTGGAAGCCTTGTAGCAGGCTTACCAGCAATAAACGCAATCAACTGATGCAAGAAATTAATCGAATACCCCATGAAGGTTAGGATGGTGCGCTTGGTGGTATCAAGAATGGCGACAATGGGACGGTTGACAATGTCGCCCTGATTGAACCTGCGCATCAGTGCCCGCATCAAATCAATGCGTTGCTGCTCGTCCAGAACACTCAGCTCCAGCTTCTGCGAACCCGGCATAATCCGCCCGCCCGATTCTTGGAAGCGACGTGCCTCCTCTATAGCCATGCGCTTGACTGTCCCAAGAATGAGCGTGTCCAGATTGATGCCGGCCTCTTCCATCAAATCACGCAACTCAGCCGCATGTTCAGCCCGATCAGCCGGAAGACTGCGATCGCTGATATCTTCATCCGTGATTCTGAAGCGTGATCCTCTGGCAGGGATAATCGGCAGTAGTCCTCTGGCCAGGGTTTGAACTTCATCTACATCGCGGTTGTTGGTAAGCCGGTTGTAAACCTTCTCTGCTATCTCCTCGAGGTGCCGTTCAATGGCAGCCGCGCTGTCAACAGCCATAGAGTTCAAATAGACGTCAGCGATCTCTGTGCCGATAGAACGCAGGATCTGTGTTGCTGCAGACGCCCCGGCGCGAAGGCCGCGGCCAATGCGATGGGCAAGACCGCTGATCCCGGGCGAACGCCACATTGCCTCATCAGCCAATGTTTTGTGAACTTTGCGCATGATCCAGGTTAAGTAGGTCATGTGCGCCGTGCGCCGGCTTAGCGAGAATCCTGTAGCGCTGACGTTCCGGACCAGATCTGTTACAACAGCATCCGACAGGTTCTGAAGGAAGGATTCAACGGCCTCGCGGACACCTTTGCGCCGCCAAAGCGCCCTGAATACGGAGGCCGGCAGACCCATGAGCACCCTGGCGCTTCTGGCGCTTGATACCGACAGGTCACGCACGAAGTGGTATGTTGCGGCTGCTGCCTGTTTAATCGTAACCCATGTCGCCAGCGCCCTGGACACATTGAGCAACTGCGCATTGTGAATCCACGCCAAAATCGGCCCCAGAGTCAGGTTGCGCAACGTGACCACAATGTTTGAGAGCAGAACGGATTTGATCATCGAGAGGAAAATCGGATCGCGAGCAGACCTGCCTGTCCAAGCCAGAGTCGCCAGAGAGATGACAGATTCTTCCAAGGCTCTGATTAGGGGCACAAGCTGCCGGATGCTTTTGAGGCCAGAGATGTTCCAGCCGCCCGCAGAAAGCACGCGTTCCGTTTCTTCCACATGGGCTCGCGCACGCTTGATCGCCAGCGCAAATTCTACAAATGTATACGCTTGCGCTCGAAGCGTCGCCATCTGCATCTCGCCATCCGTAAGAACGCCATGGGTGTACACTGCCGATGGCAACACCAGCGTCCCGGCAGGTTTGGTAAACTCATTCAGGAAAGATCGGCCCCCCGCCTGAGCGGCCCGCGTGGCCATGTTCTGGAACCGTTCCGCATTCGTGGCCGACACGGCAAACCGCGCCATTCGATCCAAGTCTTCAAATACCTTGAAGGCTGCATAATAGTAAAGCGCATCCTCGTCATCCTGTATCTCCTCCGGCAGGTCGCCAATTTGCTCCAGCGCCTCGGCCACATAGGGTATGATCTGCTTCCACTGGGTCGGCATCGGTGGAAGCACGGAGTTCGGTTCAAGCCTCTTGTTCTGTAGTGTTGCTTCTGCCAAATAAAGCTCTGCAGCTTTGCGCAGTACTTGGAGCCACCAATCCGACCTTTCCATTGCAACATCAGACCGATGGCGCAACGCGTCCGTCAAATACGCCTCCGCAATGCCTGTATACTCTGCTGACAACCATGGCTCAATTAACATTTGGAATACTGGGATAGGCTGCAAGCCCCCTTCAAATCGCGCGCCAGTCTCATAAAGAGCCTTCCATCCACCCTTCATCAGAGAGCGGTACTGAGTGTTCAGCTTTTCGTCACCTCGAATTCTTGAATACGCAACAGCAAGGCGTTCCAGCAGCGCATAACCAGCATCGTTCAACCTCCGCGGCAATCCATAAGTACCAACAGACCCCGCATAGCGCGCATAGGTGACTCCGCCAACACTGAACATCGTTCCAACCACAGCGTCCACAATGCCCAGGTTGGGATCATGGCCGTGAATCTTCTGAGATAAGCGAAGCAGATCGCGCTCGAACGAATGGACCAGCCTCAGGAGCTCAAGATCTTCTTTTGTGATAACGTGACCCGTCCGAAGCTTAATGCCCGGCTCTACACGAACGCCATGCTGACGGGCATACTCTGTCAGAGGCGCCCACACCAGAGTGCGATACTCGGGCTCACTCATGGTGCCAAACGCCTGCATGGCTTTAAGCCTGGCCTGATTGATCCGTGGCAGGTATTCGGTGTAGATCTTCCCAAGCTCCAACCGTTGATTGGCCCAGCGGGCCAGCCAAATCTTCAGCGGCGTTCTGAACGGCTGTGGGATCCACGAGATGAGTTGCTCCAGCGTGTGTGTAAACTTGGTGGAACTGATGAAGCGAAGCAGCGAGCTTTCGTGCTCGGGTGACTCGATATCAAACGGGACTTCGCCGGCGAAATACGCGGCGTGTGTAATGAGTGCATTTTCCAGGCCGTTGGCAATCAACGGATCATAGCCCAGACTCTCCGGCGTCTGGGCTTCTTCAATCTGCCCCGTCTTGATCATCTCAGCAATCTCTTGCTCAGTCTTTCCGCGGGTAGCATTAATAAACTCACGGTATTTCCGCTCTAGCGCCCGCGTCGTGGCGATATATTCAATAGCCTTCTTCGACCAACGACTCAACTCGAGCAGGATAGTCTGTTGTGGGTACATGTTCCACGGGCTGATTATGACTTCACGAGCGCCCGGGAAGCTCTGGAATACGATGGTGCCGGAACCTGTCCTATCGTCCTCTGGCCCCACCGTTACCATCACGCGGGACAAGCCCGAGATGCGCATGGCATCGTTCCACACCTCCCAGAAGGGAGTATCGCCGGTCCCGTCTGCCCTCGGGAAGGAGCGATTGGTGACGCCATTCCAGATCGCAACAGCGTTCAAAAGCGCATCCAGATCAGACTTGGCCTCGATGAGATTTCTCTTCAGCTCGGCTATTTGCGGATCCAGATCGTAGTCAATCCACGTCAGAATGGTCTCGATATGCTGCTTAAGCAATCGGATTTCATTTCTGTCGAGCTCCTTGATGGGTTGCTGCTCATCCGCCTGAGGAGCCGGTTTGGCTTGCGCACCCGCTGTGCCTGCCTTCTTGCCAGCAGCCTGCGCTTTACGCTTTCGAATGGCGCGGCGCTGCCTCAAATATCGGCTGATGTCTTCCAACCGTTTTGTGATGGCTTCCATCAAGGGCTTGATGCGCTCATCGCCACGGACCATCGTGGCTACAAGCCCAATCATGCCTCGGCTGATGGTGGGATTGGTCGCCATCAACTCCATGATCACAGCCAGCATTGCATCAGACAGGCCAATAACCTTGGAGACTTTCTCGGGGACGACAGCAGATTTTTTGGCAGCCTTCTGCGCCGTCAGGAATGTATTCAACGCGGAAGCGGCGGCTTCACGGTAAAGCGCCGCTTTAGCCTGCATCGTCGGAACCCCTGTGGCCCGTGTTGCAACTGCCTGAGCTGCGTCCACTAGCCCCTTGACGAGTGAAATAGCTTGTGAAGGCGAAAGTTTCTTGATCGCGCCCTTCAGCAACTTGGCCAACATGGTCGCCATTCGAACAATGCCATAGGCGACCTCTGCATTGGAGTATGGCTTGGTCTCGGGCCACTTCGCGGCCTGAAGCGCTTCAGCCAGCTTCTGCGCTACCACCTGAAGTCGCTCTTTCGCAAGCAGGCTGTAGGCAATCCAGTCTACTTTGTTGGCCAAAATGTTGATCTTGGTCATGTATTCATTGAAAGCGCGGTCTCTGGCATAATTGAATTTCAAGACGGCGTGCACAAATGAGGCCGCAATCGCTCGCCGCTCTTCCTCTGAATAGTCCCCTCTGTTCTCATACAGCGCAGCAAGGGCACGCTCGGTGATCGAGACCAAATCTGAGAAGCCAATTTCCGAAATTCGATAATCCCCTCGCGCGAAGGCTTTAAGGTGTTGATCGGCAGCGGTCTTGTACAGCACCATCTGCTGGTATCGGTTGCTGTCGCTCGTGATCGCCAGCTCGACCAACTGGTTGACGCGCTCAGTGAACACGGTGCGGAATGTGTCCGGGGCCCACCAATCGTTGTCTGGAATCTCTTTAATGCGTTGCTGCTCAATCAAGGGCTGATACAAAGACTCAAGCGGCCAGACTTCACCAGAAAGCATGGGCTGCGTCAGACCGGCAGCGTGGCGACTGATGAAATTCTCCAGTTCTTTCTCGGAATCCTGCACCTCCTTCTCCCATTTCGCCACCTCCTCTTCCAGCTCTGCAATGCGCTCTTTAATGCCAGGAAGAGCGATGTCATAAGTTGGCACGTCGCCAGCAATAAGCTCAGCAGCGCCTGGCTCCATGAGCTCCTCGTTGTCACGTAGCACCCGCAAATAGGTTAGCTGGCGCACTGCCGCATCGCGCATGACGATGTTGTCTGCAAGATCCTTGGCGTACAAGTAGGCAGACCACGTATAGAAAGCATGACGGAATCTCTGCAACGCCTGAATAGCCTGGCGGTAAGCATCTCCACTGACGGCATTCTGGCGGTCCTGAACAGCCTGCACCAGCCTTGCAAAGCCTTCGGGCTCGTAGGGATCAAGACCAGTCTCGGCTGCAAAGCGCTCAAGATCGATTACCGCATCGATAGCCGCAAGCACAGCGCCAAAATCGCGGTTTGTGTTTTTTTGGCGCTCCATTTCGCGTTGCTCTGCGATAGCAAACTCGTCCTGTTTGCGGAGCTTGTCCAGGCTACCAGCCATGTTCTCCAAGGCGCCCCTGATGTAAGCCGTGGCGAACCGCCGAGCCGCTTCAACGTTGGCAGACATCTCTGTGCTTGTTGCAGCGACGTATGGAGCAGCCCATCCGTCAGGGTCCAAGGCGAAGTGAATCACGGGCTCGCCACTCGGAACAGCCATGGCACGCTCAGGCATCGCAGCAACGCCAGGATTCTCAATCGCCTCCAACAGGCGATCCCAGAAACGGTTTATATTGCGTTTCAGCTCATCGTCCCAATCCGGGCGCAATCTGGCCATCAGTCCCTTGGCCCAATCGACGACACGCCTGATTGCGCTCAACACGCGATCCCACAGTCGCTGCAACAAGCTTCGTTCTGTCTGGCTGCGGGCAAGATCCAGAAGGGCCGATTCCAGCCTGTGCTCCAGCATCCATACGAAGAACTCCGTGTCGCTCGTTAGATGGTAAATTTCGCGCGGTACATTAAGCCTGCCATTTAGCAGCGGTTCTGACCCAATCCCCAGTGCCGTCAGCGCTAACAAGCGATTCCAAGGACCGCGTTCACTCCTGGCTCCACTTGCCAGCCAACGCTCGATAGCCCGCATGCGCAACTTGTGCACCAGCGCCTTCTCCTCATCTGGGAGGGCTTCAAAGATGGCGTGCAGCAACTCATGCGCCGTCAGCCGCCACGGCTGGTTGAGCGCTCGCACGGTGTAAACCACAAGATTGCGCGCAGGGTCGTAGTAGGCCAAAACGCGGCCATCAGGCATTTTGCTGATGCTGAACTGCAGGCCGGGTAAAATCTTGAAAAGCCCCATCTGCTTGGCCATGCGCAATGCTGTGGCCAACTCAAAACCATCAGGCAGCTGTTCAACAAGCGTGATAAACTCGTCGACATCCTTAGGCTCGAACAAGTCTTCGGCTGCAGGAAGGGCGCCGCCCGGAGCAGGACTCGGCACTGCCACCTCAGGGGCTGCGTAAATCAATTGACCACGCGGCAGAGGCGTCCTACCGGACGAGCGAATAACCTCGTCCAAGATCGGCAGAATCCCTTCCGAATAAAACGCACGCTCCATGCCCCGCAAGTCCGTGGGCAGCTTGTCCTCAATATGAATGGAGTTGTACGCCCCCGTAGCCGCGTCGATAAGTAGATCAAGGAATTTCGGGAGCAGGTCGATATTCTTGGCCAACTCACGCGTGATGTATGAAGCACGCAATCTGGCAAGCGTCTTTGTCCACTTCCCCAAGCCCTCCATCGGTTCCCACACTCCAAACAGATCCTGAGATGGGCGCATCTCATCCGGAAGAGATTGACTGAGATCGTAGTCGTTACGCAGCAGTATCGCAGCAGCGATATAGTGGAATGGCCACCTTTGATCGTCCGTCCATTTGCCATCAGCTAGGATGTTGATCAGCGGCTTGAACCTCGATAGAAACTCCGTCAGCACGTTTGCGTATTTGCCCGATTGCACAATATCCCACAAACGCATGACTGGATCGTCAGTGGAGCCGACTTCTGGCGCAGCAGTAGACAGGCGAATGTGCCCGCGTAGCGAAGCGACAAGAATCATGTGCTTCGCTACATCATTCGCTAGATCCTTATTCACCTTGCCCGATCGGTCAATCAGGCCAATTGCGAATTGCCTGCTCTCAGAGCCAATCAGATTCAAGAACGCACGCAGCCCTTGCCGCGTGAGATTGCCATTCCTGTCGAATTCAATATTGCGAATGTCCTTGTTGTAGTATGGGAGCGAAAGCGGAATCGCAATGTTTTTAATCGCGTCTAAGTAACTTCCTTCCTGTTGCAGTATCGGCTGGGCGGGCGGCACTTTAGGCGGAGCTGCCGTTGCGGGTTGTACTTTTTCTTCGGCTGGCTTCTCGGCAACTTGCGCCGCTGCGGAAGAAACAACCGCAGGAGCCGGCTCGGCAGCGGGTTGTGGCTGGATAACTTCTGGCTCTTCTGTGCGCTCTTGAGCAGGTTGCGGTGGCGCCGCTTCAGCTGGTCGTTCTTCCTTAGGAGGCGCAGCCTCTGCGACCGGTTGCGACTGTAATTCCTGTGTTGTGCCTGAGAACGCCCGAGGATCAATCGTGCGCCTAGGGATTTTCTCGCCGGTTGGAGAAGGCACGAATAACTTGGAGTCAACCGGCTCGTCAATCTTATACAAAATCCGCGAATTGATTATGCCGCGATTGAATGCTTCAATTAGGGCAAACAGGTCGCCATTCTGTGCGGCAAGCACCAGCTCATCATCATATACTCTGGTGTAAGAAGGCCTGTAAATGACAGTGCCGTCCGGAAGCCGGTCTTCAACAATTTCTGCGTTAACAACAGGAGCAATCCTATTGCCTACAGACTTTCCGGCAATAACGCCAATCGGTTCCCCAGAGCGCTTGTTCGTTATCAGTAAGTAGCGACTGCCGCGGCCCAAATCCGTCACGTGAAGATTATAGGATACACGGATGTCCTTGAGGACTTTGTAAAGGCCGGCTGGGATGGCCACTGTGTGTTGCCCATCTGTCAACACAACACAAATGGGAACACGTTCTTGCCACACGCCTTTCCCCTCGCTCTTATCGACAGCAATCCCAATCGGTCTGGCAATAAGGCGCGTGTCTGTTATCCGAAAATAGCTGTCGAGAAGATTCTTGTAGTTCGGTATGCCCTTTGTGATGCGCTGCTCCTTGATCTCTTTGAATTTCGGATCAT